CTGTCACATTCGTCCTCTCGTGTTCCAGCCCGCATCTTTATGGCTGCCTATCTTGCCACGCCGGATAAATTCGTTTAGCTGCCTATTGGTTTCACGGATACGGGCAGCATCCCCGCCCCCACCCACCTTGTACGGCTTGTAGTCCGGGAAGTGGAATTTTACTGTTCTGTGGTCGATCCCAAGACTACGGGAAATCTCGTTGAAACTCAACCCCGCTCGCACAGCCGCCTCCATCGCCGCAAACCGCTCCGGGTCGCTCGTAATCCTGCGGGGCATCAGTCCGTTAGTTCGAGGATAGCGTGGGCAATGTCGCGGGCGTCTTCCACCGAAATGTTGATCGGGTCAGCCGCATACGCACGAATGTAAACCCCCACAGGGTTGACCGCGATATGCCACTCGTTGTTCTCACCCCGTCGCACATCAACCATCTCGATCCAATCCCGCTTCTACATAGCCTTCGTCAAAACTTTGCTTTTTAACGGCTTCTAGCCAAATATCAAACATCGCTTGGGTGTCCCGGTCAATACTCTCATTAGTGAAGTCCCAACTCGCAAGACTTCGCAGCCGCTTTCCCATGTTTTCAATACGTTGTGGTGTCCATTCGAAGTCAACCATTAAACATTCACCTCGGCGATATTGAACTCTACACCGTCGTTCATCTTCTGTTCGACCTTTAGAAGCCGGGACATTTCTTTCTGGGCCGCAGGTTCGTCTCTAAAAAACTTCGACCAGCCCCCGTAGGCATAGCCCTCCACGGCGTGACGACTCTGAGACTTCCACCTCTGAACAACCATATACATCTTCGTCAAAACTCCAACACTCCAAACCCTTTTCCGTTTACTGTGAACACTACCTTACCCACGCCTGCCTTAGCGATAGCGATACGGCACTCGGGGCAGGGCATGGACAGCATGGGTTCCCCGAGCCGGTTGACACGGGCCACGAACAAAACGCTCCGTCCGTCCCTCACATCGTAGTTCAGTTGACGCAGAACCGCAACCTCAGCGTGGAAAGAGGCTTCGCGCTTGGGGTCGGTAACATGCATCGGGTGGGAGCGAAACGAATTCACCCCCACCGCCAGCACCCTCTTGCCTACCGCAATCACCGCGCCATGCATCTGCCGACACGTACTCTGCCCCGCCACCTTCACCGCCCGGGACAGGTGCGCTTGTTCAGCCCTTGTCAGACTGCTCAAAACGACCCGCAAGGATAGCGTCAATATCTAGAACGGTTCCTTTCCAACCACACTTAATCAAAGCCCGGCGGATACCCTCTTCTACAAGACGACGAACCCAAAGCGCGTCGGCCCCGTCCTTGTGGAGTTCGCGAGCCGTTCGGGCATCCACTACTTCGGCAGCAATCTGACTAGCTGTCTTGTGCAGTTCGTTCATGGGTACAGTCTCCCCTTGTTCGGTGTCCATGTCAAGATTTGAAACTTCTGTTATTACTATTAACATGGGGGCAAGTATGCGCGTGAGATAGTGCGTCTTCAAAAGCTTCGCGCCAGGTATGAATGTTTACCCCGCAACGCTCGCACATATCGCATTGCCAAATCCAATTTCCAGACAGCGTTTGATAAACGAAACGGCCCGATGTCGGTCTACCCACCCTGCCGCGGAGGTTATGAACCTGCATCATCCTACCTCTCCGAACAGGTGAGGGTATCCCCACGGTTCCTGTGTACCTACAAGGACTGCGCCCCCATTAATGCGCCGAAAGTCTGGACTATGCCCCATATCGTAGGGACCGCGAGCGCCGTCCGGTATCGTCCACTCTTCCTCGGTGTAATACTTGCCGCTGGGCTTGAACAGGATTACCGTTGCTTTGACTACCGTCCCGGCCGGGTGGTGAATAAGCCGGTTGTCCTTAACCTCGCAGTTTGCGTGACCTTGAAGTCTACATACATCTCTATTAGTCATAATTGCGCATCCATTTCAAGTAACGAGCAATACCCTTCATCTCGGTCCAACGCCCCGCCGCAAACGAATTGCCCTGATCCATCAGTTCTTTTTGATCTAAAACCGACTGTTCATACTCGGCAATGGCTTTGTCTAAAACCATCCGGTACCAGTTCAATTCGTGCGTTTCATCCGTTGTGGACATAGCCTACCTCCTTATTCCCCAACTCTACGCGGGGCTCTTCAGCCCTCGTCAGACTGCTCACTCTTCAACACGCCCCCATTCCGCCTCTTCGACCCAAGAGTCTAGAATATTTTCGGGATACACAAGAAAATTCAGATAGTCCCAAGCATCATTAATGTCCCTAAACACCTCAGAACAAAACTGTCGTTCAGACTCTTTTTCAATCCACGTTGCGCGATACATTTTTGCGTCGCTCCCATTCCTTTAGTTGTTCCGCTTCGTCGCAGTACATTTCCATGTATTGACGCTGCCAAATAGAAAGTTCTAGGGCGCGGTCGTTGTCCCCGTCGCGTGCGGCCTTATCAATCTCACCGTCGTATTTCAGAAACATTCTAACCCGACTTATCCATTGATCTGGTATCCAATCTCCTTGTTAACCTCTACTCGGTTGATACGTCCCGACTCTAACAGGAAGCCCAGGCGGTCGTCAAGCTCACGAGCCGATTTCATGACCTTGCCCCGGAAGTTATGGAGCAGGGTCGAGCGAAGAACCGTACCCTCACCGTTTCGAATGAAGGTTTCAATCTCTTCTAGGTCACGCGAGTACGGGCTCTCTGCAATCTCGTTGGCTACCGCCAGGAGGGTCTTAAACCATGTCTCTGCGTGATAAATGGCCGTCAGCACGTCCACGGTGTCGAAGACCGTTTCGCCCCGGTACAGGGCCAGCAGCGCCGCGCACTTCAGGATCGTCTCTTTCAGGCGGGTGACACTCGGTTCGATTGAATCGTAGCGGGGGTGTTTCTCGCCCTTCTTGTAGAACGCTCGGATTGCCTTCTCAACCCTACGAGTGGCCTTGTCATCGCCTGTCACCGGAACAGTCGAATCGAACTGGGCGGCGACACTTGCAAGGTCGTTTGCCAACTCGAATGCGGCGGGGCTGATGCGCTTTTCAGTTGTCGTGGAGTAGGTGATCCGATTCTTGGCGTCCGGGTCAATGGGGGGTGCCCCGATAACCCAGTTCGTACGGGCAAGGAAGCCAGATGCGAACATGGATGCGTCAATGAGCGGCAGGAACCGGTCAGGCGTTGCCATCATAAAAGACGACAGCGAGGTACGGGCGTTCTTACCCCGGAGTTCTTTCATGTTCAGCTTTGTCGAGCCTTTGACCCAACCATTGTACCAACGGGCAAACCGGTCAGGAAGGGTTGCCATCCAATCCTTTGACCGCAAGTTCATAAAGAACGACGACGCCTCGTCCTCATAAATCAGGGTCGGCCTTCCATCCCGTGTGAGAAGGTCAGTCTCCATGCCTTCCGGGGAGGAATTGGCGCTCATGGAATAAGAACTGTCATCCTCGTGAAGGAGAACACGAAGAACTTCTTGCAGGAATTCTCCTTCGGAAGTCTTTCCCGTACCCGACTGAGCCGCAATTGTGAACCACAAATTCATCTCTAGCGGGGTTGCACCGATAGGAACGTACGCCCGGGTGCCGAATGCCATACTCAGGCACGTCCAGGCAGCGGGAATCGCCACGTCGATGTTCACAAACCCCTTTGAAGCCGAAGCCGCAATGTAGGAGTCAAGGAACGTATCGTTTTCCAGAACCATTTCTAGCTCGCGGTCGGTGAGAAATTCACTCGTGGTGTGCTCTTCCCCGATAATCTCCACATCTAGAGGTGTTTTGAGCGTTGGGTTTTCCCGTACTGGCTCGGGTCGTTCGCGTGCAGCCTTCACACGTTCGCTGACGAAAATCAGCCCCCAGTCCCGAGCTAGAACAGAGGTACGAGGTGAGTTCCAGAGCACAGACGTAGCAGTTAGATCGTCCGCGCCGTTTTCCAGCAGCGACGCCAGCAGTTCCCGGAAAGTAGCCTTATCCCCCGGCTCCCCCGTAACTAAGCGGTCAGGGACACCCTGCGGAACCAGTGAAATACTGTACGTCGGAAGTTCATTTCTCAGTTCTAGCGCGGCACCGTACTTTTCGATACCGGAGGACAGGGATTCAGCCCACTCGAAGTTCCATTCCTCTTCCCCGCGAGAATGCGAACCTTCACGGGATAGGAACAGCTCTTCGATAAGGTCAAGCAACTGGTCTACGCCAGAGTGCCCTTCACTCCCGAGTCGAATTGCCTCGAACTGTCGTTCAACCATAGCAGCGTGGTCAAAGTCGTTACCGGCAGACTCAAACAGCTCCCGGGTACGATCCATTGCCGCACGCACGATAAGGCTAGGCTCGCCCTTTTCAAGACTTTCCATCCAGTCCTTGACAGAACCCTCGAAACGCTCAGTGTCTCGGACGGTTGCAGGGTCGAGAAGCCATTCAGGAGCCGGTGAAAAAGCGTCCCGGGAGGTAGGAACATCGCCCTGCCACACGGAGTAGCTACCGCCGCCGCGCCGATCAACACCCAGCATGTCCCGGTAGTTTCCAGCAGGGCCAAGGTTTACACCCTCGGGAGCCGCGTAGATGTACTGCTTACCGCCAGCCTTGGACACCGACTCGAAAGAATGGGTGTCGGGCAACTCCAACCACTTCTTCTCGAAAGAGTCGAAGCCGTCTACCTCAATAGTGCCGTCAGGGCTACGCTTAACGTCGAAGTCGGCAGCAACCAGGCCGCTCGCCCCCATGTAAACGCCCACCTCGGCGCGGGGGTACTTCTCGAAAAGGTCTTCTACATATCCTGGATCGTTGGTTGCGTCGTAGAAACCGTGTCCGCGTCGTCCGCATTCACCTTTGCACTTGCCATTTAGGGGGTCGCCCTTGGGGTGTGCGTCAGGAATTGCGGGCCGCTTGTTGGTCTTGTAAGGGTTCTCGGGGTTAGGCGTGACCAGCGCAGGAAATACGAAAATGCCTAGCTTAGCCAACTGCTGGGCCTTCTGAACGTTACTAATAATGGCCCCTCCCAGTGGCATCGTCAGACTATCTATCCTATCGCGTTACCCTTTACGTATGCTGATTCACTCTAGCCTCAATATATGTGCCCGTTACGCGAATCGAACGCGTACTCCCGAAGGAATCGGATTTTGAGTCCGACGTGTCTGCCTATTCCACCAAACGGGCGTGTGTGCGTTGGCCTGTCGCACCCCAGGATGTTCAATTAGAGGTGTTCTACGTTTGGTTGATGTTCCTCGTGTTTAAGAGACTGTCTAAAAACGGGGACGTTGATCTTCACAGTGTCATACGTTTTGGACACCTTATCCGCTAGCGCACCGTAACGTCCGTGAGAAGGTACAAGAACATACCCCTTTTCAAGATACGCCAACAAACTATCAATTTCGTTAGTCATCAGAACGGGCCCGAAGAATCCCCGCCGCTAGCTGATTCGAGGACCGTAAAGTCGCCGTACCGGAGGGTGATTCCCAGCTTGGGGTTGCCCTCCCGGTCGGTGTATTCACGAACTTCCTGCTTGGCGTCGTCTACACGAATCTTGTCGCCCTTTTTCACCTGGGAAAGAACGTTCTGGGCAAAGTCGCCCGCGCCAGAATAGGTATACCAAGTGGTTCCCGTCTTGACGAACTCGCCGTCCTTCTTGTACCCCTCGTTAACCGGGAGGCTCACCTCTAGAATCCCACGGTCACCACTCTTGTCGTATGCCGGGACTCGGGCCGGGGCAGCAGCGTACGCCACAATCGAAGCCGTCGCGCCGAGGTAGTTGTTTTCGTTAGCCATTCTTGTTTTCCTCCTTGGTCACCGTCTCAGCGGTAATCTTGACATTGTTGAACGCCATTACAAAAGCCTCGGCAGCCGCTCGAAGTTGTTCAAGTCCTTCTGCGTTGAGCTTAATTGTCAGGTATACGGGCTTAGCCATTCTCACCTTTCGTATTAAGGGCCTCGTTCAGAACATAAAGTGCATCTGACGTTCGGAGAGTATCAATGAGCTTATCCATTGCAGGTGTGTCGAAAGTTCCTTCAAAATCGGAAAGATCAAAATTTGAACCTTCCCGGGTTTCAAGCACAGCCGCATTAACCAAGGACTTCAATGCTTCAATCTTAGACAGGTTTTTCACTTTCACCCTCCGTATCCGACTCTACTACCTCTTCGGTGGGGTCAACTGCGGCAAACACGTCCAGGATATGCTCAGCCAATTCCTTGGCCTCACTGTCCACAAGAACGACGTATGTGCTCCCGATAGACACCCCGAAGGCTCCGTCCAACCGGCTCACATGAACCTTCGTCACCGCATCGACACTAAACAGTTCCTCGTTCACTTGTCAGCCATCCAGCCCTCACTAATCAGGCGTTCCGTCACTTTTTCCAGGACCCGAGTGTCAATAGAAAATTCAAGGTTTGCATCGAGCGCATCTTGAAGCGCATAAGTGGCATTGTTCGTCATCCCAAGTCTCCCAACTCTTTGTCCAGCCGGCTCACATGAATAATCGTCGTCGCATTAACGCTAAATAGCTCGTTCACTTCTCACCCTTCGGAAACGAAAGTCGGGTAGGTGTCCCACTCAACTTGGTCCGCAGTATCGAGAAGCTTATCCGTCTCAATATCTCCGATACGTTCCTCGGCTTCTTCCGGGCTCTCCGCCTCTACGGTAGCAACTCCCCGTGCCGAAATAGACCACTCTACGTTGTACTTAGCCATCACAAGTCTCCCAACTCTTTGTCCAACTGCTTGAGTTTACGTTCCGCCAGTCTAGCGCTAACCGCCGCGGTAAACAAGTCGTACGCGGCATCAACTTTAGCATGCGGTACGTGCTTCAGTTTGCAGAACGGTTCGGTATAGACCCCGCCGTTACCTACCTCACCGGGGCGTACATGAAGGATAGCGTACTCCGAGAAGGAAGGCAACACGTCTTCGATCCACCACCGCTCCTTGTACTCCACGGCCCCGTCCGTACCGGCTGGAACCTCCCGCATAAGGCTCTGTGCGGCTCCCAGGGCTGCTAGCTGAGCGATGTGCTCCCGGCGGGTACGACGGGCTGTCTTTAAGTCAATTAACGTGGGCACCGCTACTCCCAGCTCTTGACCCAGACACGTCGGCCCGTCATGCAGACACTCAATAATGAGTAGGTGATCCAACGTACCTGCCCAGTTCGCACCGACCACCGTAGCCTCAGACAACACGACTTGGATACGGTGACCGGCTTTCCACTCCAAGAAGGCTTCGATCATCTCGGCCTGCTCTTCACGGAAAATCTCGGGCTCGAACCGGTCGTTAAGGTTGTCCTCAATCCACGTGTGGGTAAGGGTTCCTAGTTCCGCCAGGTCATTCAGCACCCCGGAGGACGCATCCGAAATGTCTTTCAGCGGGTCATCGAAATCCGCCTCTTTGAACCGGGAGTGATAGAACCGAAGGAAGCCGAACTGTTGGTGGGGTTCCATCTCTACAAGCCGGTCGATATTGTGCATCGCGTAAGCAATCGTGTTATCAATTGACCACTGCAACACCCCGCCTTTGTCCAGAACTCCTAGAGCCGTGGTAACGCCCATGTACCGGTGAAACCGACCCAACATGTCCGTACGGGTTGGGATGCAATAGCCACGTCCCGAATATCCACTGGCCGCAACGGATAGGACGGGCGCGCTCAAAAATGCTTCCTTGCGTCGTCTAGTGCCTTGGAGGCGGACGGAAAAGTCTTACCCGATCCGTGGTTACCGCTCTGGGTTTGCCAGTCGAACACCCCGTCCCCGTGCTGGATAACGTCGATGTTCACCTTATGCTGCAACGTGGTAATTACCTTGGGGTAGTTCACTTCTCATCCTTTTTAGGCAGGGGCTTGTCCGCCTTCAGCAGTTTGAGGATTTCCGCATTAGCCTGAGCGCCGTTCATCTTACCCTTGTCCATCAGTGCGTCCCGGGCCGCGTTAATCTCATCAGGCGTTGTCTTGCCCTTTTCGATATAGTCCACTCGAATAGCCGTCTTTACACCATCTACCGTAGTCGCCCCGCTTCCGGACGTGTTACGGGGTGCGCTGTTAGCCTGAGCATTAGCCACGCGAGTCTGTGCTGCGGTGGCCGTCTTTTCCGCCTGGGTGGGAAGTGATGCCGCATTACCATCGTCGTCCGCATCCGCCACAATACCGGTAAGAGAGGCGAGAGCGTAACGCCGGTAGTAGCTCACGCTTGAGCCGACCTTTTGAGGGTCCGTTGCGGTGATCGGGAATGATGCACTCTCCCGCTCCCCCGACTCATGGATAAGGGATGCCTCCATAATGAACGTGCCTTCCTCGGTTACCCGGGGGGTAGCCACGAACGCGATTCCCAGCGCCGCCAGTTTAGGCAGGACTACGCGAGTGATGTTCGGAAGACTCGCAAACTTACTGCGGAAATGCGGATTTTCTGCATCCAAGGTAATGTCGGGTAGCTCAGCCTGGAACTTGATAAGTGCCTGTGCCAGCTTGCTACCCTCAAACTCGATCTTTGCGCTTGCCATTAGTTGTTCTCCTTGCTGTTTAGCCATTCATTTAAAGCTGTAAACGGGTTAGGCCCGCCCTCTTCGTCGTACAAACCCGTGCTCTCGCCGCCAGAGTAGACCGTTTCCCCATCTACCAGAATCTCAATGCTGTACGAATCCGAACCACAAATCTCACACGTTCCGTAAGACGAGTTATCTTCTTTAGAGGTCACGTCCCCTGAACTCTTACCCACCCGAGTAAGAACGGCATCTTTGAGCCAGCCCGACACCCGCTTTTCCGTGACAGTCGTGTTGTACTCCCACGGTTCACTGTCTTCCGCAACAGCAATTACCTCGCCGTCGATGTTTGTTACGTCCATATTCCCACCCTCCTTAGCCCGTAGGCGTATCCCAGTCTAACGTACGATTTTACGGGTTTCCTCGAACTACGACTCTTTCAGCAACTTCCCAGAGTTTAGCCTGGCTTTTGTTGTAGAAGTGAGCGCAGTAGTTCAAAATGCTACCCGATTCCAGCGTTACTTCAAAATACGAACGGTGCCCGCAATGATCGCACGGCACAAACTCATCCGTATCTCCCTCCGAAATTTCCAGCGTCTTAGTCATGGCAACTGCACGCACACTTCCTATTCAGTACGCCCAACACTACCTCATGGCACCAATTATGTGACTCTTTAGACGGCCACATACAGAACCCGGACAGGTGAGGCTTATCCTTAGTCACGTTCCGCTTTCTTAAGACTCAGTTCCAAACGCCGGGCGGCTTTGTACTTTTCCTCCCGAACTTGCGTGCAGGTACGGCAAACTCTACCTGCACCGTCGGGTCTGAGGTACACGTTTTCCTCCGTATACTCATGCCCGTTTACGCAATGAGTTTTAGAGGAAAGGGTCCTTCCATGATTTACCGCATCTTCATAGTTCTGCTTTGGAGTCCCCCAATACAGATTTTCGGGCCTGTTGTCCAAGTGGTCACCGTTAATGTGACAAGCAAACCTACGGTCTTTTGGGCGGGGTCCGTGAAAAGCCTCGCAAACCAGGGAATGAACCGACCGGGTTATCTTTTCGCCGTCCCTGTGGAGGGTTACCTGCAAACGGCCCGTTGTATTTTGCCGCGGGGTCAACAGATTACCTCTTTTAAGTACGTAACAGTTATCTCTAGGATGAGGTGACCAACGGGTTAAACTTCGTATATTGCCTTTGTTGCTTGCTTGATAATACGGGAAAAACGGAATAGGGCTCCATAGCTCAGTCATTGGGGATCACCATGTTCTTGACTCGGCCACTATAAATTCCGTGAGCAGGCCTGGCGATGTCGGCATAGATTCGGCACAACTCCGCAGCTTTGCAGGAACTACAAGCAAGCTGGGCATCCCGTTCGCTCAGTAGGTTGTCGCCGGAGAACTCTTCCGCACGGCCCACACACGGCACGCCCTTACCCTCGCCGCGTTCCTTCTTCATCTCTTCGGAAGTGACCTTATCAGTCAGGTTTTTCAGCGCCTTAGCCTCAGCATGACCCAGCAGCAGGTTGTTAACCGAATATTGCTTCTCTACCTTGCGATCTGGGAGCGGCTTATATCCACGGACGGGCGTTAAATCAACCATTTACTTCTTTCCTACTGCGTGAACCTGACGTAAATGTCGGTTTAGCGAATACTTGATCATTTCCTTTTGGCAAACAGGGCATTTTCCCTTCTCTACCTCCGACCAATTTCTCTTAGGTCTTTTGCGTGCCAAGTTCTTTTTGCAGGTTTGACACTCCCTGCCGTCCTTACGTTGATAAGTGTTATCTTTGTCGAAAGGATGTCCTCGCTTACAATGGGTCTTTGAGTGATTTTGGGAAGCAATTGTAAAGCCCCTTAAATTGTTTTCCCGTACCGTTACAACTTCTAAATGGTCCGGGTTGACACAATGTCGTACGCGACATAAATGATCCAGCACCATCTCTTCGGGTATAGGCCCCACCAGCCATTCATACGCGAGTCGGTGGACTGAGCGCATTTTACCGTCAAGGCCAAACTGTCCGTAGCCTTTGGGAGTGACGTGGGCTGTCCACAACCAGCAAAACCCGGTTGCTTCAACCTTTTTCCAAAAACGGAGGTTGAACTCCGCCCGGAAACTACTTTCGACCGACTGCATACTTGAATAAGCCCTTTTCGCGGTTGGCTCGGTCTACGATCTTACGCGCCATACTTGCAGCCTCTCGGTACTTCCGCTCTGCCAAAGCGTAGTCTCCGAAGCTGACCTCCCACTTTATACGCTCCCGAATTGTACGAAACTCAACAGCCCGCGAAACGTAGTGGTTACGGGCCTTACGATACAGGTTCTTTGAGAAACGCATCAGTCCTCCTTTGGCTTCCCGTCTTGAATGAGTTGAATTACCTGGCGTCGATACTCCGGTACGGAAATACTGTCACTCGGTGTCTGAAGGGCACTGCCGACTGCATCCCACGCTTCGGACTTGACACGTCGGTCGTGTTCCGCCAGCCACGCATCGAAGTGTTCTTTACGCACCTTTCGTAATACGGGGTGTGCGTTGGTATCTCCAATAAGTCCCCGCATATTTTCATCGGACAGTTCATATTCACTGTACTGCATTATTGTCCCTGCCCAATCGCAAACTCCCGGGTCATGTAGTAATGGCCTAGGTACTGCTCTACGGCGTCCATCGTCACGAAAGTCTGTGCGAAATCGCCGTGAATGTAAAGGTCCAGTTCATTCCACTCGGGGAACTCTCGAATCTCAACCTCTTCGTTAAGCTCGTTCGACCAATAAGACTCCACCGTCTCATCACCCTTACGCATCACGACCACATCGCCTTCAGAATAGCCTTGCCAAGAGCCTCACCGTTGCGTAGGTAAACACTCAGGGTTTCTTTTTCGGGGTGCACAATAGCGATGTGCAAATCCCCTACGCCGTTGGTCCATACGTCAATGTAAGTCTCACCCTCAACGTCGTCTGTTTCAGTGAATACCGTGTTCTCCATCTTCCACTCCATTCGTCCAGTGTTTGTGTCGAGGCTGCCAGTCTACAGGTGTCTCGGGCAAATCGTCAAATTTAATCACGTACGGCCACCCCTTGTACACCGTCAGCGTCAGAAATACCCCGGCTACGATGCCCAGTGCGAAGCGCATCAGTTGTTCCACATCCAAATCACCCAATCGACAACGTAGCCCACGCCTATGACTAAGAGGGCCAGGAGCGCAACCCCAAAAACGGTCACAAGAAGGGCGGGGATCGGGTTACCTCTGCCAGCGCCATGATTAAGCGGGTCATTAAAGTCGATATCCAAAGCATACAGAACAATGAAAACAAAGAGACCGACTCCGAGCCAAATGATAACCCACTGGTTTGTAGTAGCAGCTGATGTGATCCAGTTCACGTCTTCGTCCATCCTTGTTCTAGAAGGTAGTCGATAAACGGGGTCATATCCTTAACGGGTGCCATCTTCTTCCCGCCTTCGTGTGTGCATTCATCCACCCACACTTCTTCCATGCGGGTTTCAATCTTTGTCATACCAAGAACAACGTCACGGGCTAGTTGGGCGCGAATCGGTAGTGTCATTCTCCGTAGCCTCCGTTAGCGATAGCCTGAATGAGCAGTGCCTTGCGGAATGTGCGGTTTTCTTCCGACGCGGCAAGTCCTACGTTGTGCCGGTTGGCAAGAGCGCGAAAGATCGGCACGTCCTGATAATGCCCCCACGCCGTCTCCACAATCGACCCTTCGGATTCCTGGAACCATTCAGCGGTCATGCGTTTACGATCCTTGCACTGGAGCGGTTAGTTGTCTGTTCAGGGTATTGCTCGGAATACCAATTGACGAACTCGTAGACGTTAGTAGACTCAGGGTTCTCTTCCAGTTGGTTAAATAGCTTACGCGCATCCTGGGTTTGTTCGAGCAGACGATTGTTGAATACGTACTTAACGGCGTGAGTTGCTAGTCGAACGCTAAAACGCTGATCCTCCATCTTGCTCAAATAGCCGATAGCCAACAAGGCCATCTCGCACAGCGTTAGGTGTAAGCGTCTTCCACCCCTCCCGACGTTCAATTTCTAGACGATACTTGTCGATACACTCGTCTAGGGATTCGATCATCTATTCAAGTTCTTCAACCGAACGATCCTCAAAAGCCATTCTCGTGTCCTGTCATTCAGTAAATGGGTACGGAGTCCCCGCATAGGCAGGGCCGGTTAGGAGCACCTTTGGACCAATTACAGTATTTAAGGTGTTGCCCCGGCGGGACCGTTGCGGGCCATTCGGTAATAAAGGCTGCCTTTTTATTTGTAACGGTTGTCGATGATTTCTCGGATGCGGTACGCCAGAGCAAAATCAGCATGATTCCCCCATTCGGTAAGGTCGTGATTTTTGACCAGTTCATTTACGATATACCAAATCTCTTCGATAGCTTGGATGTCTCGGTTCATTACCTACCCTTTCAATGGCTGATAGTAGTTGAGCAGTACAGTCACAAGTTTGGGGTCGTCGTCCTTATAAACGTCCCAGTAGTTGACATTAAGCGTCATGCTGGAAAGCCCTAAATTGCTCGCATAGAGATCGACCTTCAGATAAGCCGTATCACCGATCATGTCCTCTTTGTCCTCGGCTGCAAAAGCACGAATAGGTCCCAAATTAGACTCCTTGTTGAAAAGTACAAGTTTGTCACCGGTCTTCACGTCATAGAACATCGTCATAACCCCTCCTAGAATTGTACTTGTTGTTGACAGCCTAGCGCAGTCGGTATAGAAGTGTCAAGCTACCCGAAGGCTTCTGTTGACAACAATTTTTTGAGCCCAGAGGTCTTCCATACGCCCAAGCTGTACCCCTTCGTCATCCAGCAGGACGTAGCGCTGGACTTGGCGGGTGTTGTCCATGCGCTCTAGCCGGGCCTGGGTCTGAATCACTTCAAGACCTCGGGGCGATAAAGTTTCAAAATCTCCATTGCCCAATCGGCTTTGTCCTCAACCCGCTGACCGGGCGGTTGACTGTGACTCCACAGTTCGAGATTCTCAATGCGGTTGTCGTGTCGCACACCGTTAATGTGGTGTACTTCCTCCGTTTTGAGTAGGTAGCGTCCAAGGTGCTTTTCCATGACAACACGGTGTTCTGGCAATGTACGCCGGTGAGGTATGCCCGTAGACACCTTCACATATCCCGAAACGGTTGGTTTCCCCGAACTGGTCCAAACCACACCATCAAAATTCTCATGAGTTACGACTCGCTGGTCTTGAATCGGGGTGTCAAGGTCTAAACCTTTGGTCCTGCGGTCGTAGTGGGGTTGGCACAAACCATAGGCCCAGTGACCCCTACGACAGTTTCCATGAGTGCATTTGCGGTCTTTAGGTGTCAATGAACCTCGAACGTAAGAGCCTAAGTCTGTGCCCGCTGCATATCGCTTAGCGTGTAGCCCGCAGTATCCATTTGCATGGTGAGTTCTCTCGCAGCCTTCGAATTCACAGGGACGAGCTTGATCCTTTCGTGCCACAACCTTAGCGTCCATATCTCGCCCTTTAAGGTTGCGCTGATAATGCATCTGACACCACCCTTGCGAGTAATGAGAACGAGTACACCATTCGATGGAACACTGTGTGTCTGCGCCGAGTACTCGCCTTAGGGGCGTCTCATCGAGAGGTCTGCCTTGATTGTGTCGCTGGTAATGCCCAGAACAGAGTTCCTTTGCATGTGCAGGAAATGAACAATCCTTTACGCGGCAAAGTTTTGGTTCATACGCGTTTGCATACTCTGAGTTTTTCATAGTTGAATAACTGTATCATGCATATCTGTTAGCTCACTGAACGGAGGCTACGGTTCAAAGCAATCTGCTTCATAAGTTGCTCACTAAGGCGACCTGTAGCGTACCCCTCAGAATCGATAATCCGGTAACGCTGAACCTGTTTCTTGGCACCCAATCGGTCTTGGCGGCTTTCGGCCTGGGTCCGCACAGTCAAGGAGACGGGGGTTTCCAGGATAATTTCGGTGTTGGAAATCAGTTGCAACCCATCGGTGCCGGTAGCCCCTGCGGAAGAAACCATAACGAGAACCTGATACTTCGTTCCAAAGTCGCGCATGTATTCATCCCGGGCATTAGAAGTCTTACCGCTGTATTCTGCGGCAGCGATACCCGCTTTATTCAATCGCTTTACGGCCACCTCTGCGAATACCTGGCTGTCGAGGTAGATTACAACCGGCTCATTCTTGGGCAATTTTGAAAGAATGTCCAATGTTTCATCCAAGAACGGGCTCACGCAGTCCTCGTCAAAGAAGATTGTAGTTTTTTCTTCGTTTGTCTTCGGGTCGTTGTAATACTTTACCTCAGGGACTCCCAAGCAAATCTGTCTCACGCGCTGCTTCTGAGTAAGGCTGATATCGGTTACGAGGGCCTGATCCCGGAGGTATGTCATCATGGATTCTTCAAGTTCGCGTATTGCTTTCTTCTGGGCGGGAACAAGCTCGACAAAGTGTTCCAATTCCTGAGGCTCCTCCAAATCGAGAAACCCATTTGGATGCCAATTACAACACCGCTGCCTACGGAAATGAGTCACCACGCAGGGCATGTCTCGAAGCAACTGTCCCGGGTTCTTTTCCCCTAGCCACTTTTTCGCCGTCTTGTGCTTCCCCGTTCGCTCGTCAATTTGGTTCGTGTACACCTCTTCGTAAGCAAGACGGTCAGCCATCCACTGATAAGCGTTGTCGTAAGCAACTTCGCCCCTGTAGCGCAACTCAGGCCAGAGAAATCGGAGGATGCCCCAGAGGTTAGGCAGGTCCTGACGAGCGGGCGTGCCGGAAAGTGCTAGCCGCATACCGAAACGTTGAGCAAGGGGCTCACCGTCCGAACCAACGTAGCCGGAGAGTTTACGCTGACCCCGGCTCTTCATGGTTGAAAGCTGGTGAATCTCATCGGCAATATACATATCCCCCGACCAGGAGGAAACGTCCGTGCGCGTCATGAACTGGCCCGTGGAGATAAATACGCCGTCGTAGCCCATCTCGAAATCGAACAACGCTTGCTTTGCCGCTTTGTTACCGTTCCCAATAACCCGCGCCTCAACCCCCAGCACCTCTTCGATGGTACGCCTCCACGCTTTTTCGTGAGTGGATTTGGGGGCCGTGATGAGAACCTTGGAGGCTCCCGACTCTTTGATAGCAAGGGTGGAAATCATGGTCTTCGTCCCGCCCGGGTCGATGTTGAGAAGCCCCGTGAAGTTGTTAGCGCGCAACTTGGCTACATCTGCCAACTGCCAGGCCCAAGGTGTCATCGTCATGGGTAGAGTCTAGCCGTTCGATAGAAACACCGCAACCCCGCTTCGGGTGGAAACGGGGTGCTCGTGGCGGTGCCACTCGGTTTGCTTCGCAAAACAACGGGTGCTGTGAATGTTTCAGTAGGTGACACTTTCAAAGACCCAGAAGTTCGTCTGTCGGTACAGGTGGCGGACGATTCCCCTAGGTGGTCGGAAAATACTTACCCCTAGTCGGTCCCTGATTTTAGTTACTTGTTAAGGCTCTTGGGCGGATACGAGCCGTAGAACTTTTCGATGTTCGGGGTTTCCATGAACTCTTTAAGGCTTCGTAAGAGGCGGACTGCGCGGTCTTCCAAAGTCTTGCGAATGTATTTATCGGTGTCGCCCTTGGAAAATACAACCTTGACCGTGAAAGTGTCTTCGCCGTTGTTGTCCACCAAAGCAAAGACGCTGTTGTATTCGTTCTCAGTAGGACTGAGTACCCAACTCCAACCAGGGGCTACGGGGGGCAATCCGGTTGCGGGGTCAATCTTGTACCAGTCCCAATCGTACCCAAAGGCCGTGAATTTGGCATACTTACGGGCTTCGCGGGAGTCTTTAATGGCTGCAAGAATTAGCGCCACGACGAACAAGCCAATAAGGGACGAAATGATAATTCCAGTTGTGTCCACGATCAGTCCCAGTCTCCGTCGCTCGGGAATGCGACTTGTGATAACAAGGAGTAAACGTCCGATTCGTCAAGGCCGAAAGAATACGTCAGCCGGGCCGCCATATCCCGTAGTTCAATGTTCGGCATCAGATAACCTCAAATTCCGTGTCAAAGTGGTGATAGCCCAATCGTTCGATGCCATCCTCCGACTTGTCCCAATTGATAACGTGATAAAAACCGTCCCATTCGACATACTCACCTTCAATTAGGGCGGGAATACATTCGGTGCTGCGAACACGTGTTCCGGGTTCAATATCCATGCTTAAACCCACTGTCCCATCTTTCGGTAAAGTTCTGCGGAGTCGGTGCCCATGAATGCGTCAACGAACTCGGTCGTCTCCTGGTTCCCAAAAGAATACGATACCGTAATGTACTCGAAAACTTCGCCCTTGTAATAAGGGGTGTCCTCGCCGTCGTAGAAGGATACCTCCACGACCACACGCTCGCCGTCGCGGGTAGAATCCACCGCGGCCCACGTCGTGCCGTGTGAGTAGGTGGCCCCTCGCTCTGCGGCAATCTGGCGGATGGTAGCAAAGTAGATGTCAATCGTGCTGTTCATGTTCGGATTCTCCTCACTGCTGCGCATGCTCATAATCCTAGTCGTTGTTCGAGATATCCACAATGCGAACCTTGGAAACGCCCCGCACAGAAATAAGGTCTTCGGCACGGGCAATCGCCGCGGTTTCAGTGACGTACGAGCGGTCGTCGTGCCAAAGGTAGCCACCGCCCTCCACCGTCTGGACAAGATAGTTGCTCGTGTCCATCCAAGACAGTTCGAGAATTACGTTGTGGTCTTCCATCACAGTTCTTTTCGTTCGGTCAGTCCATCAAGTCGGTCAAGGTAAGAGTAGCGCGGATCGGGGTCGGGCGCAACAACGTTACGACGCCACCACGCCTGGAATGCTGTCCACATTATGGACGCTCGTTCATCTTCATAGACTCGTAGTGTTCAATCTTGCGAGGAATTTGCTCTCGCCAGCCCTCATACCCCCAAAGGGTTTCTTGGACGTAGATATCACGGTTGTGTCGCTTTACGTCGTCGTAAAAGTCACGAAAGCGCTTAGCCCAGTCGATTGCCTCGTCAAGGTGGCTGTCGGTGAGGCTGTTCTGAATGGCGTGATCCCAGGCAATCATACCGCCGAGGACTGCGCCGAGGTCGTTGTTCGTGTCGGTCATTTTTAACCCCCTAGTAGGCGATGTGGTCGAAGGTGGACATGTCGATGTTGTGGGCGTCCGAGAGATACAGCAGCGTCTCCGGCAGGACGATTTCCCAGGCGCTGTCGTTGTCGAGGTTGGGGTACCAGCCCGTGTCAGCCTGCTCGTGAACGGTCACAACTCCCGCCTCAACGGCTTCCAGCACGTTAGCCTGCGTAAGGGCCAGGTAATCGGGGAGTTGACGCCGCAGCCACTCAGCGCGGTAGTGTGCAGCGGAAAGGTAGATCGGAGTCGGGTCAATGGTCATGGTCGTAATCCTAGTCGTTGTTGGTCAGATGTACAATACGCTGCTGAGTTGAAAGCCGCGTGAGTACCTTACGGGCGTGAATTGCCTCTGCATCCGTTGCAGTAGTCAACACGTAAAAGTAAGACTTATGGTGATTCCAGTCCGTGTAGCCTCCGAATGCAAACAGGCAGTCAAGGGCCGACACCCACGGGTCGGGGAAATCAACATCACCGTACTTGCGGAACTGGTTCAGAACGGAGTTATTTTTGCTGTTCATGCTGTCCTCCTACTTCCGAATTGAAAGGTTGTCAAGTGCGTCAAGGGTGCCCTCGAAACCGGGGATCCCCGCATCGGTGTGCAGTCCTAGTGAACGTAGGACAGTGTAAAGAATCTCACTTACCGCCTCATCATCCTCGGACACGCGGGAGAAATCGTCCTCTCCCATCGTGCCGTAAGACCAGGCTTCCCATACTCGGGTGCAGTAAAGTGCCTCCTGAGCATCAAGAATTACTTTAAGGTCGTCCATTGCCTTATCAAAAACTTCAATCGTGACGTTCATGTCGTCCTCCTTGGGTTGTTACTTACAAGGTACACCCGATCCCAAACGCACGCAACCCCGCTTAGGTTACGGGGAGGTAACGAAAACGGGGTTAGCGGTGGGGGTATAGTTTTTGCTTATAGCTGGGGCTGGTAGCTGCGGTTCTTCGCATTGACGTGGGGGCAGAGGTAGGCGTGATCCAGAGCGTTGCTTACGGCGTCAGACCAGAGATCGATACCGAGTTGATACTCCCCGCACATATCGCATTGCCATCCCCACGTTCCTCCGGGACCACGGTACACGAACCGGCCAGACGTAGGCTTACCCGCCCACGACGTGAGGTTGTATGTCGTCACGCTACCACCCCCAAATCAAACACGGATAACCCCACGGCTCTTGCGTATCCACAAGCACGGCACCGCCACTGATTTGGCGAAAGTCAGGACTACGCACCATATCGTGAGGGCCGCGGGCATCTTCGGGAATGGCCCATTCCTCTTCGGTGTAATACTTACCGCTGGGCTTGAACAGAATTACGGTTGCTGTGTTTGCTTTACTCATCATTCCTCCAAGGGCAGTCGGGATAATTCGCTTCATAGTACCCGTCAAAATCGCATGTCGGACACACTTGTTCTGTTGCGTGGTTACATGTTTCTTTAGTCATCCAGCGAATGCTCATGGTTAGTCCCCCCATTCGCAGGGGATGTGCTGCGGCCCACCCACTCCACGAATTCTTTAATTGTACGGAGGTTACCGTAGCGGTATTCGTGAGCCGCCCAAATCCGCTCAGACCATTCTTTTAAGTCTTCCGCATCAATTTCCATTATGTTCCGTCAATCCCGCAAAAATCGCAAGCAAGATGTGTCCCGTCTTCATTCCAGGTACTTGAGTCGTGGTTGCAATAAGTCTTAATGTAATGGCACTTCTCGCAAATTAGCATATCCACCGTGCTATTAACACCCACGGATATGCGTTTATACATACTTGAATAAAAGCCATGCTCCTGATGACCCTGCCAGGTAGGAAAATCGTCAGCCATCACGCTACGCCCTTCCGAAATGCGCTTGCTACGCGCTTCCAGCCGCTCCGAGCGACGTAGAGGGTTGAGCCGTCAACGAGGGTTACCTTGAAGGCTTTACCCGCTTTGAGGGCTGGCAGGTTATCCCGCACGAACTGATTCTGCTGCTGATACAGGGGCATCTCCCAGTTGTCGGGGAACTGACCCAGCATCCCGAGGTTCCCGTACTTGGTCACCACGTTACGCAACTGCGCGGCATAAGCCCCCCGATCGATACATTCCGAAGGCTCCGGAGGAATACCCTTCTCGGTCATATCGGGCCGGTGGCGATACCACATAAGATCACGTAGGGGCGGGTTGTTAGTGTGTGTCATTACGAACATCCTTTAATCGCTGCAAGAACGGCATCAGTTTGAGAGGAAAAAAGCGTCTCAGCACTGCCCCCCTTTTTACGCGAATCGCGTTCACCCTCGCGTAGTGCACTAACAATCGTTTCCCGCAGATCGATCCCAGGCTCGCTGTCATGTGTCTCGTAATGGGGGTGGTCACGACGGTATTTGACGACCGCCAGCATATCGAAAGCGTGCTCTTCGATGTCGTCGGTTTCCCACGCCCCGTACTGTACGTCGGTAGATTCACTATACGGACGTTCGGTGTAAATGTCGGTCATTCTCCCTGCTCCTTACCCTCGTACTGTTCTTTGATGATCGCGCCGGTTAGTCGGGTGAATTCCTCGAAGCCGTAACCTACGCTCTTGCGGTAGTCTTCCTGATCGCGGTCGAGATCCGGGAAATCCAGGAAATCCCATACTACGTACGCACGCAAGGGAGTGTCAAGAGTCTTCCCCTTCTTATCTTTCAGCCACAGAATCGCGTCCCGCTCAGTGCCCCGGTAGGTAAATTTCTCGAACCGGTAGGGGCGGTTGGCCTCTTCACGTTCAACTCGCGCAGTCACTCGCTCCGGTTCAATGTCGGCCAAATCACGCCAATACGTCCACACCGACCACACGTTAGTACGCAGCACGTCCCGGCGGAGAGTGGCCTGAGAGACCCCCGACGCATGAACACGGGCAAGGGTCTTAGCGAACTCGATTTCAGCGTCCTGAGTGCGCTCTGCCACCTCTTCGGCGATGCGGGATTCATACTTGCGGCGGACCTCAGCCTTAATGCGTTTCTTCGCCTCTTGCATCCGGCTACGAGCCTCTTGGGCCTCGATAACCTGCATCGTTACGTCCATACCTATCTCCTACTGTTCGTGTATTGGCGGTTAGCCTTCCGGCATCTAACGCACCGGCACTTGTGGTATCCGTAGCCGTTCATCGTTCCGTGCCAGGGCTCCGAACTGCTTACGGGCCACAGCCACGCGCATCCAGTGCACTCGCAGTTGCCGGGGTGGTATTTCGTGCGTTCCTCTAGCTGGTCTTTGATCCGCATAACGCTCACAAAGACTTCGTGAGGGCTCAAATCGGACCTCGCCAATAGGTCTGTCATCGCGTATTTCGGTTCCATGATGGCTCAATCCTATCATGTACTTTAGGGGAATCATTCAACCAAAGAACATTCCCAGGTAATGGACAGTTTTGGATTTTCGGGCGTAACCGGACTAATTCGGCCTCGACTACGTAGGTTAGGTGAAAGTAGTCTACGGGGTGTTTTTGGGGAGTAAATTCTTATGTGTTTTGTACTGTGTTTTTGGGGTCGGGCCGAAAAACCCTTGATTTTCCGCGGGAGGGTCCAAAAAGTCCCTTATAGAGAGAGAAATCGTTATCATTGAATAATATAGAGTGTTTATATTGTTCTATCGTTACGTTTTCTCTTTGGGGTAGAGGAAGTTTCAGACCGGGCGGATTGACCAGCATTCAGAAGCCGTGCGGTGGCAGTTGTTACACGTTGCGACATGACGAAGCTTCCACTCTTTGAGCTTCACGATCCATTGGAAGGCCAGGTCACAGATTAGGAGTTCAAACTGGCAATCGGAGTAGATATGGGTCACCTGCTCGGAGCAGCCCTCTTCGTTGTGGAACCACTGACATTTGCACTCGTCGTTGAGCAGGTCTTCGAGGTACAGAGACTCTTCTACGGCTTGCTGCACCGGGTGGAGGTTTTTCCTGTTGTTCACAGCAATCATCGGTTACTCCGAGCAGAAGGTGTGGATGAGGTAGTCGTAGCGGTCTTGCATGGGCTGGAGGTTGTCGGTTACGACCCATTCGCCGTAGGTGTTCGGACTAACGTCCTCACTCGTCGCTCCGCTCCGAACGTGTAGCGAGTCGGAAGCCCAGTAGCCGGTGAGTTCGGTGGAGAGGGCCATGGCGTCCCGAGAAAAGCCTTTGAGCTGCTTGGCGCATTCGGCTACGGACTGGTACTCAGGAGTGTCTTCGATTGCAACCGGGAGGTAATAGAGGTTTCCCGCTTCGTCGGCGTAGAAAGACTTACCCGTGGTGCCGTGGGCTTGAGCGTCCCAAAAGCATCCGTTGCTGTCTTCGGTGGGGCAGGCGGGCGTTGTGGCCTCTACGGCGGGCTGAGGGCTTCCTGCGGCGATATCCAGGGCGGTGTAAGTACCGGTAGCGACAAGGACCATGACGACGACGGTCGCCCCGATTTCTTTCCACCGAAGTCGAAATGTACGCGAAGACTTGACCGGGTTGTTGGTGCGGTGTGAGTTCATGCTTCAAGTATTTCCCGTCCTGACGCCTGTGTCAACCCCTCCGCGAGAAAAAGTTGGAAACCGCTGTACGCCTCTCTAACGCGACAGAATCCCGTCCACGGCAAACGACCCGTACGCGAGGGTTTAGGGCCTCAGATCGTCTCACAGGGCGTTACGCGGGGTATTTAGCCCTGTCCTGTTCGTAGCCTTCACGCGGAAGGAAGTAATGCTTGTTGGATTCCCGAAAAGATGAACGGTGGGTCTGGCTGTAGTCACCTGTCAGGGAGACGAGGTACAGAGCCTGGAATGGGTACGGATCGAGTTTAGTCATGTGTGGAACCGGTTCCTTACGCTAAATGTGGGTTTGTGTTGTTTTACGGGAATACTAAAACTGCCACCAGCCTTTAAAACCGTAAGCAGAAATATCCTGTTCGTAACCGACGCGAGGTGCCCAGACGGTACCAGGTACCTCTTTGGGGTATCGGCTTCCGTAACGGCCTTCATAAGGTTCGGGGTCGAGTTCTAGCACGTTAAATTCCTGCTTTCTTTGCGTACACGAAACTTGGATACTTAGATTTGTCCTGTTCATATTCTGCCCGGGGGTCGAACTCCGAAGCGGTACGCGGGTGCGCGTGTCGGTCGATTTCGATGCCCGACGCGGCGAACAGCGCCCACGGCATCGGGTCGAGGGGCTTGTTCTCGCGGTAGGTGGGGTATGTCATGGTCTTATCCTTTCGAGGTTGTACGCTCAGCCTGGCGGGTTGGTGTACGCGGTGTCAAGAGGCGAATACGGGGTTGTAGATAGCGTCACTATCCAATATGTCTTCGGTTGCGGTGTAGCAGCACACACACTCACCGTTGGGCCACAGGTCGTAGCCGTCTGTCAGGCGCTTGCATGATGCGCAGTAGAAGCTCATACATTGAGTATGGCAAGTATTGGTGCTGAGGTCAAGCTGCACGCGGGGGTATTTGATAACGGTTATGTAACAGCACGCGAGGTGGCTGGGTGGGGCGGCATGTATACATTGGCATGTGTAAGTGCTTGACTTCGGTTCCGAGGTGTGCATGTAAGCGGTGGGAAACGTTACGCTTTCGTTATGGGTTTGGGGTTGCGGAAAGTTCTCGATTTAGTCCCTGGACAGGAAGGGGTCTGCTCAGGCGGCGGCTTCGTATGAGTCTTTTAATCCAAATGGCTCCCACCCGAGCTTCAAGTATGCTACGATTTTGTGTACTGATGCGCGCTGAAGTAAGCACCTCTCTGGGGGTTCCGTTAAGGCCATCGAGATGTTTCGTGCTGAACCCCGTGGCTTACCCCGCCGGAACCCAGTCGATCCCCTACTCTTTACCAACCTGACAGTCCCCTGAAAATTTTGATTTCGTAGATTTTCGCTCCAACCGCGTGGTAGGGTAAAAGAGCACGAGTGCCCCGGACACCCGGATCAGCATGAGTAGCTGTAAGCGCGTTGCAATAGCGGCGTGAAGTGCTTCGGGCAGACCACCCGTTTGGTGGTTCGAGCCCGGAGGGCGGCCTGGTGGGGCTTCCACTCCCCGGGTAAAAATAAATGGATTGCATGGATCGCATTGAGTTGCGTACCCAGCATTGGAGGTTAAGACCCCTCCTGCCCCCTGTTGCGACAGAGTGGGAAGTGAAGGCTCGGAACGCCCCCGGACGAGGGCACCGGGCCTTTGCGCTTTCTATCGGCAACTTCCCAGGCTTTTGTACCGTTTTGGCTTTTTCCCATGCTAGGCTGAAGGTACCGAACAAGCCTAGGAGGGCACTGTGACCGAATCAATCGTCCATGTGGACAGCCGCAAGCGAGTAAGTCTCGCCAAGTACGTGAAACCCGCTCAGCACTACCGGGTGGAAGTGTTTGAGGGTGGAACCATTCAACTCACGCCCGTTACGGTGTACACCCGATCCGAACTAGCCGTGGCCACCTCTCTGGAAATTGCCGACCAGGTATTTGGTAGCAACTGAGAGGGGGTAGACAACAACATGCCCATTCCTGACAACGTACTTACTCTTGCTTCCAGATACAATACTGAGAGGTTTGAAAAGTTTGTAGACCAATATGGGATTGACGATACGCAGCGTGATCTTAAGCAGTTTTTGTCAAGGATTAGGGTTCGACTTTCAGACCCAGACCTGGATACGAAACTGCGAAAGAGTCTTGGAAAACTCCAACATCGTCTAGACAGCAAATTAATTCTCGTAAACGGGTACGTTAAGGACGCCAACAGGGAAGAGACACATAGCGTGCAATCGGTACAGCGCACCTATGGCGAACTTGCTTATCGACTAGCCACGGAATTGATTAAGTACGCACCCATAGAGGTGCTGCAATCCCCAAGTCGAGTGGCACCCTGACCGCCCGTTCGTTCACTTTGGTTCGCCGCCCGAGGTAACGTATTGGCGAGAGGAACCTAAGCCTAAGAAGAAAAAGAAGTCCGCGAAGGTGAAAGAGCCGAAAACGTACCACCCGGGGAGGGGTGCGAAATGAAAGTTCCAGTGGATGAACAGTCACTTCGGTTGCTGAAAGAGTCCCTTGACGCTTCGTATGATGTAGATGATGCGGGGGAACATGTGTTGGTCGGAGCGGAGTTTTCTCTTCACCGACTACTGGAATTCTGGTCGGGATACGATAAGTCCAAACTTGTTCTTACGGAAGGCGACGTGTACGAATACTCGGAGCCCTTGATCCATACGAATGATGTGATCCGGGCGCTGGTTTCGGAAATTGAGCGGCTGCGGGAAGAGTACGAGAATTGATTGTAAGACGAATTAACCGGATCCTCGGGACGTTCGGTAGTAAATACGTGTTGATGCCGACGCAGATTACCCGGACGATCAGTTGTGCGTGGTGTGCGACCGAGTTTGAATGGAGTGGTTCGCCACTGGACAATCGCGCCGTTTTCTGCTCCAAAAGCCACAAGAACAAAGCCCGGGTAGCCCGGAACAAGCGCGCTGAAGAACCCGAGGTCACCCCGAAGAAGGAACTCAACCCCCGCCTTCGCTACAGCACCGGAACGGCCAAGACGTGCCCACGCCCGGAGAAGTTTCGGCACAAGTCGGTAGAAGCGGCGTTGGAAGCCATTAAGCGAGTGGACCCGACGATGCACCCGTACACTTGCCGCTGCGGCTACATTCACATCGGACATTAGGAGGGGCAGTGATCGTACCGATTAAGCCGCCGAAGCCCAAAATTAGGTATTATCGCCCTGGGCGTCACTGGGTACTTGATATGGGTCACGCTGACTTATTGTTTGATACTTGGGCAGAAGCATTGGGACACGCGGAGCGAATTTGTGATGATTACGAGAACAGATTGTTTGACTGGATTTCGGATGGAAACTATTAATGACACGACTATCGCCCGTTGAGAAGACGACGCAGTACGCCACGACCGTAGACACCTTGCAAGCGGCCTTCGAGTTCGTATGGGACCACATGGATGAGTTGGGTGGAACCCCGCAGATCATCATTAGCCCACTGGAAATTCACTCCGAAGACGGCATCCAAAGCGCTTTCGAGGTCGTCGTATCCAACATGAACGAGACGAAATGATCGTAGACCCCACTGACCCAACAAAAGCGATTGACCCAGAGACGGGAAACATGGCGTCAGAGATTTACCTTGTGAGCAAGATTGCAAATCCCGAGGCACCGACCATCGCAGAACTATCGACCCGGAAATTTCTAGGTCACGCGCGATTCACATTTCTCGAATAGCCCAACACCCGTTGTACAATTGAATAACGTACCAACGTCGGCATCTTGCCCGAAAGCCCCTTCTTAACCGGAGGGGTTTTTCGTTGCGCGGAATGACCAATAAAGCCTTGGCTGATAAACTAGTTAATGACATGCGAAAGAAACTGATTAACTGGGGAAAGACGCCGATCTTTGTTCCCAGGTGGATGCTCTCGGCCAAGTACGCCGGGTTCATCGTCATGGGCATCCTGTTTCTCTTGTGGGGCAACACGACCCTGACACTGGCAACTTTCGACTTGTATACGATTTTGTGGGCTTGCGGTGTGATCGCAACGGCCACCTTGTCCCTTCCCGGTTCTATTCACGAGCGGTTTGAGTCGGTGGAAAGATGGTCCGCGCTTATTCTCGGGGGTTTGATCCTTACATGGTCTGCCGCGGCTATTTGGCGGGCCTTTTCCGAGGGGGATTTTAGTCGTATTCCGGGGGCTTGGGCCGTGTTTTTAGTAGGAATGTTCCCGATGGCGCGTTCTTTCGGCCTTTTGAAGACGACGAAGTAAGATGGATCAGATTTTGGCGGATATTAACTGGGAGACGGTTCTTGTAGCCTCGATCCTGCCCGTTTTGAGCCTCATTGGCATCATTTACCAGTCGCATCAAAAGCGTAAAGAAGCCCGAGACGGTAACGACTCTACCCGGGCGACAAAACGCGAACCCACCTGGAATGAAGTGGTTGACGAGAACCGGAAACTTCGTACTGACTTGGACAATCAGAAAAAAGACTACGACGCCAAGATCGAGTCCATTGAAAAGCGCTTCGACGCCTTCGAGACGAAGACCAACACCCGCATCGGGGCGCTCAGCAATATGCTTCACTCGGCCTCATCCCAGTGGCCCGCCGACACCCCCGGTCCCTATTTCTCACAGGAAGACCTTGACGCCCTAGAAAACACCGACGTTCCCTTCGTGTGGCGCAACCGGGTACGGCCTTACCAGTAGCCCAGACTGAGAATTAACTGAGAACCCTTCCGTAAATACGCGGGAGGGCTTTTCTGTGCCCTAAAGTAGAGGCAGGAGGATGAAATGAACAAGGCTATTAAAGATTTAACGGTTAATCGGTGGTCCGCCCCAGAAGCAGATATGGGTGTAAAGGACCAAATTGCCTATTGGCGGGAGCATGGAAACATCACCGCTGAGGAACTTGACGAGTTCAACAATTGGCTTGTGAAAGAGGGCTTGGATAGCATTAGCGATGCCGAGGTTAGTGGTTTTACTTCGACATATTACGACTTCCCCGGCGGTGTAGAGGTTCGGCAGATTTCAGCGCACCTTACTGGGTTCGGGGCTCAGGCGCTACAGTACGTGGCACGTTCCACTCGACTTGACGGTAAGAACAAGGGTGACGTAGTATCAGACCTTCGAAAAGCCATCGACTTTATCACTTGGGAAATTGAACGACTTCAGGGGAATTTCGAATGACCGCGTACACGCTAGAGCAAGCCGAGAATGAAATCGCAGGGATCTACCGCTGGTTCCATGAGAATTCGCCGGGAACGATTGTGCAGGAAGTCGGCCACCTAAGCGACTTGTGGAGTATCGTGGATTACTATTACGCCTTGGAGGAACTGTGAGCTTAAAGGACCTTTTGATGCACTTTGGAATCTCAGAAGATGACGCCGATTCTCTAGTAGAACGGGAGTTGCCACAATACCGGGCAAAAGTTGCATATAATGAATCAATCAAAGACTTGTCCCGACTGGAATCCGTGGAGGATTTTAAGTGAACGAGGAACTGATTCAGAGGTACTTGCTGCAAGAACTTGTGGCGTACGGTGCGCTGGTATGGGAACGTGACGATACTTACATTTTCGAGGGTCAGCATCAGGATTATGTGATCGAGGTGCGTGCTCTTCCACTAGGCCCCAAGGAAGTTCGACTGAAGGAGGACGAATAATGGCTCGTTTATTTTGGGCGCTATTTTTTAATGTATATTTCCTTGGTTCTTTGTGGCTTTTTTATGCAACATTTTTGATAGATGAGTATTGGGTAAGAGCGGTCTTTACACTTCCACTTTCTGCGGGACTCGCACTCGCTGGATTGGGGATTTGGGACGCTAGAAAAGGTATTGCTAAACTAGAAGAAGCGGATTCCACTCCCAAGATTCGCAAGTAGGCTCCCACCCCTCCTGGCCTGCGGGCATAACCCCTTTCGTTGTTGGTCTTAGATCACCGAGAGGGGTTTTGTCTTGCCCGCAAACAGAAGCGATAAACTGATAAATGGAGGGTTATCAGAAATTATGACAGAACTAGACACCACCGACGCTCGTATTGAGTCGTATATCTACAAGCACATCGGTAAAAAAAGCGCCCGCGAGATGGCTACCGACTTGGGCGTCAACCCCGAAGAAATCATCCGCATCAAGAACGAGATTCTGAACAGCGTCGATATTCTCACCCTTCAAGTCCAGCGCGCCAAGCTCATCCGGTCGATGCAGGAAATTGCCGACGACGCCAAACAAGCCGCAGAAGACGTATCCGACGAGCGCAACAAGGCAGGTCTTTACAACTCATCTCTTGCTGCAATCAAGGAGTTGAACCGCAGCTTGAAGGATATGAGCAAGTCCGACGATGAAAAAATCAGCCAACTCAACGATCTTCGTAAGCGAGAGATTGTGGCAATGTATATCTCAACCGTTGACGTATCGGTAAAAGAAGTGGCCGCTCAGTACGATATTAAAGAAGACGCCCTGTTCGATATTTTTAATAAGAACCTCGAAGCCGCCGCCGCCGAAATGGATAGCCGGTGACAGGACTCTTTAACGCCACCTCCGCCGCCCTAGATGACATTCGAGATAGGGCGCGCCGTCAAGCCTATAAAGAAGACCCCGTGCTGTGGGCCAAGGACGTACCCGGTATCCACCTGTGGTCCCAGCAAGCCGATGTGGCCCGTAGTGTTGCCAAGAACAAAGACGTTGTTGTTAAGGCCGGTCACGGTGTAGGTAAGTCCCTTCTTGCAGCCCTGCTTGTCTGCTGGTGGATCGACACTCGCTACCCTGATTGCTTTGTAGCCTCCACCGCCCCCTCCACGGCTCAGATTGGTGCTATCGTCTGGCGTGAAATCGAAAACATCTCCGCGATGGTTGACAAGCGCTTTAAAGAAGGCAAGGTCGATCACAAACTCCCCGGCTACCGGACCAGCCAAAACGAATGGAAGACGGAAAGCGGAACGGTAATCGGTTTCGGTCGTAAACCCCCGGACGGGGAAAACCGCACGGGAGACTCCCTACAGGGTATCCACGCATCTGGCGGTGTGTTGGCGATTGGCGACGAGGCTGTCGGCTTGACCGAAAGCCTGATCGACGCGCTCGGTAACATCACCTCTACCCGTAACTCCCGCCGCCTTCTGATTTGTAACCCCACTAACCCGGGGTCTTATGTTGCAAAGCTGTTCAAGAACAAGCCTGCTAACTGGACGTATCACACGATCAGCGTTCTGAACTCTCCCAACTTCACGGATGAGAAGCACGTCACCCCGCCCGAGGTGTTGGAAGCGCTGACAGATGAGTCGTACCTGAAATCGAAGGAAGAAGAGTACGGCAAGGGCTCCCCTATGTGGAAATCCCGCGTCGAGGGTGAGTTCGCCTGGGACATGGGTAACACCCTGTTCAAGCCCGAAGATTTGGAGAAGGGCTACGACTGTGTAGCGCCCATTTCCGATGCCCTCCCCGTTCTTGGCGTTGACGTATCTCGCTCTAAGTCCGGTGACACCAACACGATTTACGAATACCTTTCGGGCCGTTTACGCTTTGTCGATGAGTGGAATGACGCCAATGCGATGAATACCGCGGGCAAGATTCACGAAACGGCGCTGGGTCGAGGCGTATCCGAAGTTCGTATCGACGGCGCGGGCCTCGGTGGCCCAATTGCCGACCGGGTGCGGGAACTTTCCGAAGGCCGATACGATGTTATTGAAATTCTCGGAGGTAACGCATCCCCAGACCGCAACCGCTGGTTCAATTTCCGAGCGTGGAGTTTTTGGTCGCTGCAAGATCGTCTAGCCAAGGGTCAAATTGACTTGGACATTAAAGACGAGCAGTTGGCTGATGAGTTGCTAGGAATGGAGATTAAAAAGCGCACCTCGGGGGTGGCAAATCTTCTGATGGAGTCCAAGGAGGATATGCGCGCCCGTAACGTGAAATCCCCCAACCGGGCGGACGCCGCCAACTACGCAAGCATTGACCTCTCCCCTTGGACGGGACGCATTCCCGAGGGCACCCTGTACACCGAAGACCCGAGTGACATTCCCGACTATGGCTACCGGCAGTATTTGACCCGCCCCGGACAGCCAATTCTAGGCTAACTGGTAAAATTGAGTTAACTATGGATACTAATAGCGACCCTATTGCGGCTTTAACCGAGGTTTTTAACCGTCTTCCCGAGTTGGAGGCTGAAAATCGCGACCTTAAAGAGAGCATTGCCGACGTTCGTGCGCAGTTAAATCACGACGATGAGGGTTGGGCGCTCATCTCGGGTATCCAGCGCGGCGAGAAGCTAGAGGGCCTGGACCTTGACGAGGTGCAGAAAGTTGCAGCGCTCATCCAGCCGAAGGTCGCCGCAGGTTCTATGGCGGGCCGTGCGGTAGACCTCCATACCGGATTCGTCTTCGGTCGCGGCATGAGCATCGAGGGCTTGGAAAAGCCCGCTAAGGCTACTCGGGGTGCTAAGAGGGGCATTGTCGCCTTTTACGAGGACCCCGATAATCAGGAAGCGCTTTTCAATAGCGACTCGCAGGCGGAACTTCAAAAAGCCCGCTTTATTGACGGTAACGTGCTGATTGCGTGCAACACTAAGACGAAAAAAGTCAGTCGTATCCCGTTCAACCAAGTCACCGGGCTTCGTATGGACCCCGACTTCCCGGAGCGGATTACAGCCTATAAGCGTACGTGGACGAGCCAGAACGCCAGCGGGGATGACGTGGTAGTAAACCGTTGGTACGTCACTCGTCGTTGGGCTGGCCGTATTCCCGAAACCCTAGTAACCGGACCGGATAAGAAAGAAGTCCCGGTCGATCAGGACACCACGATAGTCGATTTCCGAGCCAACCGGCAGACGGGCTTTGTTCTCGGCATCCCGGACGGCCTTCGAGGTATTCATTGGTCGCAGGCCTACACGGAGCACATTCGCCACGGTCAGGTCGTTACCGAGGGTCTTTCCCGCCTTATCTTTAAAATTACAAACGTCAAGTCCAAGGCGGGCGCTCAGAACGCGGGCGTCAAGATGGGCGCTTTCAACGGCACCGGAGGGATGGCGGCTGTCGGTGAAGGCCAGGACGTAGAGGCCGTCCGCACTGCCGGTAATGCCTACGCTTTCGAGAAGCTACGCCCCATTGCGGCCCTTGCGGCGGCAGCGTGGAACGTTTCTAACGCCGATCTTCTGAACGATTCGGCAGCAGCAGGCGCATCGTACGGTGCCCTCTCCGGGCTAGTTGTTGGTAACCGTAACGCCATGACGCTCATGCAAAAGCAGTGGGCGAATGTTTACCAGGACGTATTCGAGGTCTTCGGATTTGGTCGTCCCGAGATTCACTGGGAGCCGCTGGAAGCCCCCGACCCCTACCGGGCAGCGCAGGCACTCACCCTTCTAGCCCCGACCCTCCACAATGCGGAGTACCGTAAGGGCGCTCTCGATATTCTTGATATGACCGGCGACCCGAACGAAACTCCCGAAACTCTTGCGGCCCGAGTAGCCCAGGCCAACACGAATGGCGCATCCGCAGGCACTCAGCAGGCGTCTCCAAACCAGGGTCAGAACTCCCCCTCAGGTGCCGCGGGTTCTTCGGACTCAAATGACCTTCGATCCGATACGCTAACCAACTCTTTGCGGCAGGAAATGGCTAATGACGATTTCCTTGCAAAGTTTGAACAATTGGTTATTCGCGCGGAAGCCCTTAACAAAGACTGATAAACTGGTTAAAGCATGAGTGAGCTTATTCTCCGCGAGTCCGTGACGGATGCCCCAGTTAAAAAGGGCAACCGTTGGCGGGCTATTGTCGCGCGTCCGGGCCAAGGGTCGAGTGGATTTTACTCGGAGGACGTGTTTCGTCGCGATGCGGCAAAGATTATCGCCCCGGGCGGACATTGCTTCATTAACCATGAAGACAGCCGAAACCCGAAAGACCTTGTAGGGGTATACGAGGAAGGCGCTCATTGGGACGAGGACTTGAAGGCGGTTGTTGCCGACCTTACAGTCTTTTCCCACTGGGAAAGCTTTGTGAACGAGGTTGGCCCCCACCTGGGCGTTAGCCTTTATGCACTTGGCGAGCAGGACTCGGACGGAAATGTTACCGGGTTTATCGAGGACCGTCTCAACGGTGCTGATTTGGTCGCCCGTCCCGGTCTTGTGGGCTCGGGACTTGCCGAGAAACTGTACGAGTCTGCAAAGTCGCAGGTTCGGGAGAAAACTTCTACCACCGCGGTAGTTGAGAATGGAAACGAAATGGAACTGGAAGAGAAGGTTGACGCGCTAGTCGCGAAGATCGAAGCTCTCACCTCTGCCATCGTTGCCGAAAAGGAGAGCGCTGCCGCCGAAAAGGCGCAGGTTAAGGCAGACGAGGAAGCCGTTGCCAAAGCGGTCGAGTCGTACGATGCCGCGGTGAAGGCCGTGGACGAGGCCGACCTACTTCAGCCCCAGCGCGAGGCTCTTCTTTCCGCAGCGAAGCGTGGTGAGGACATTACCGCCGCTATCGAGTCCGCTAAAGCCGTTAAGGAAGCCGCGGTCCAGGCCGCTCGCGTATCCGAGACTGCCGGTGGCCGCGAGTATGTCGGCACCGATAAGGCTAGCAAGTTTGGAGCGTTCAAGCGATAATGGCTACGAATCTCGTATTTAAGGGCGACAACAAGCAGAACCGCACGGAGACGCTTGCTGCCACTTACGCCCCCGGCGTTCCGGTCCTGTCCCTCAGCGGTCAGCCTGCCGTAACCGTTACCGGCTCAGGCGATTACGTCAAGAGTGAGGTCATCCCCGGCGGCGGCACTATCTCGGGTATTCCCGCGGGCGGCGTTGGCCTTACCGGTAAGCAGGTCACCCTTGCTTTCTCCGGTACCTGGGAGTTCCCCGCTTCGTCCATCACCGGTATTACCGCAGCGTCCGCACAGGGCACCAAGGTTTACATTACCTCGGGTGGTCAGCTAACGGGTACCGCTACCAGCAACACCCTATACGGCACGGTGGATTTCCCCGTTGACTACGACAAGACGCGCGGTTTCGTGCCGGTCAAGATTGGAAACCGATAATGGCTGAATTCAAGGATGACTTTACCCTTGATGGTCGGCTAAAGCCCGCTAACTTCAAGGTTACCCGCCAGAAGGTTGAGGCGGCTGACGCTCTTATCACGGCAGCACAGCGCGGCGACCGTATCGCGGCTGGAAAGCTTGCTGAGGCGTTTTCTACCACCGACCTTCCCTTCAACGCCGCTCACCTCATCTCGGCTATCACGATTCCGCAGTTCGATGCCGCGGAGCGCACGTGGAGCCAGGTTGCCGGTGTCCGTACCGTTGACGACTTCGGCCCGGTTCGCCTACAGTCGCTCTACGCTTCTGTGACCGGCAGCGGTGTCGCTCAGACCGGCGGGCTGCCCACCATCCCCGAGGCAAACCCGTACCCCCACATCACCGTCACGGGTGCTGAGGCTTTCTACTCGAAGCTTCAGAAGTCTGGTGCTCGCTTTGACTGGACCTGGGAGTCGAATGTTAACGACGTTCTCGGCTTCTTCGATCAGATTCCTGGCGAACTGCTGAACCTTGCTCTCGACACCGAAGAGCGTGAGGTTTACGAGGCTCTTATTAACGGTACGACCAACGAGCTTGCTTCGCAGACGCTCCCGGACGGCACCGTTACGGACCCCAACGCCGCTATTTCCCCTGAGGCTATCTGGGCTGCTATCCTTCAGCTTCAGAACGTCACGGTCAACGGTCGCAAGGTCGGCCGCGCCACTGGCTACAACGTCGTCGTACCCGCCGGAACCGCGGATTACGTGAACTACGCCATCAACCGCACCATCCTTCAGGTCATTGACGGCAACATCGTCTACGGCCCCGGCGACCGTTCGGCTCTCAACAACGTCACGGTTGTCGAGTCCGACTACGTTACCGGTACCAACTGGTACGTGCTTCCCAAGCCCGGTGCGATTCGTCGTCCCGTTCTTGAACTGCTCCGCCTTCGTAATTACGAGCAGCCGGAACTTCGTGTACAGGCCAACGCAGGTAACTACATCGGCGGCGGCGTTGTCTCCCCGTTCGAGGGTGACTTTGAGGCTGACGAGATTGCCATGCGCGTTCGTTTCGTGGCTGGGGGCGTTCTTTGGGACAGCAACTACTCGGTCAAGTCGGACGGTTCGGGAAACGCCTAAACCAAGGGTACGGTCTTAGTTCCTACGGGAACGGTGCCTACGGTTCATAACAAGACCCAAACGATTACCCCCATGCTTGTACAGGTGGGGGTTTTTCGTGCCTTAAAACCCAATGGACACCCCTCGGTAATTTGATGACTTTCGTTAAAACTACGTTTTACTATGATAGTATTAAGTAGGCTCAGGAGGTTACATGAACGAAAAGTGGCACGGTACATCGGGCGGTTACACTAATCACAAGTGCCGGTGTAACGACTGTAGGTTAGCCTGGAACGCTTATTCGCGTAGAAATAAAGCCAAGAGACGTTCAAGATTTGTGGACGACGGTTCGATAATTCATGGAAAAGCGTCTAGTTATCAACGGGGTTGTAATTGTGACCTGTGTTTGTCCGCGAGTGCAAGGTACAGTAAGCAACTTCAGGGAAAGCCTACCGATTCACCCCGGGGGGGCTGTCAAATTTGTAAAAAGTTTTGTGAAAAACTGACGTGGGATCATGACCATAAAACGGGCCAGTTTCGAGGGTGGCTTTGTATTTCTTGCAACCAGGGGCTTGGCATGTTTGACGATGAGGTCACATTGATTGAAAAGTCAATTAGGTACTTAAGGGGCGATTTTTGAGCGAGTGTGGAACAAAACGCAGCTATGAACTAGGTTGTCGTTGTAGTTTATGTAAAGCCGCTAAAAGCAAAAATCAGAAAGCTTACCGGGATCGCGCTCTTAGTAAAAAGAACGCCGAGTTTAAACACGGCCATACGGGCTATGTTATATACGGATGTAGGTGTCCCATTTGTAGCACCGCCAGGGCGGAGGCCGCGGCGAAATACCGGCATGGAGTGTCAAAGATTGACTTGCTCCAGACTCAAGACTATAAATGCGCACTTTGCAAATCATGTGTAACCTTGAAAAACAGTCACATAGATCACTGCCATAAAACAGGTGACGTTCGGGGGATTTTATGTGTTCGCTGTAATCTTGCTCTGGGCAGGTTCCGAGACGAACCCAAATTGCTGGAACAGGCTCTTGCATACTTAAAGGGGTCTTAACTGGTAAACTTGAATGTAGACTTATAATCGAACGTTAGGGTTAATTCGTGGCTGATATCGGTACTCGTCCCACAATTGGGCAAAAGCCGTGGGATTTATGGCCCTCAATTTCGGCGGTTAACGATGAGGTCACAACTCGACTGGCAGACTCAGCCCTGGTTAAGACCACGGGTGCTCAAACCGTAGCGGGAACCAAGACCTTTTCGTCCGCGCCTGTTGTACCCGATGGGTCGTTTTCTTTTTCAAAAGTAACGAACCTACAAACTGCTCTGGACGGCAAGATCAATTCGGGTGCCGCCGCCGGTAACGTGGTAATTGGGTCAAACCAAGTACACACGCCCCCCGCCGATACAAACACCGGCTTCGAGGTCGTCAAATCCATTACCAACCCGAACGTTACCTTTCTTGGGGCACTTTCCGGCTACACGGTCTACTTTGGTACGGAGGGGGCAAACGCTGGTAGCATCCAGGGCGGTGCCTGCGAAGCGTACTCCCTTATGACGGGCACCGTGACCCACGCCGTTCTTGGATGGGAGGGTGTGGGGTCAGTCGCCGGTACGGGCTCTTATTCACAAGTCATTGGTTTGGCATCCACCGCCCAGGCGAAAGACACCACTTCGGTCACGAACCTCATTGGTTACCAGGCCCGCGGCCCTGTCGGCAGTGGTACGCCGAATGTTACCAATGCCTATTCGGTTAAGATTCTAGAGCCGACCGTAGGTACGGAGCGCCATGCTCTGCACGTGATCGGTAGAACTACCCTCTCACTTGGTGTTCACTCCAAGTCACTTGAAATTCTCGGTACATCCGCGGTCAAGCGTTGGGACGTAGATGGCGGCGGTGTGTTTACCGGGTACGCCTCTAACGGCACCTCTGTTCGTACCAAGATGAGCACCGCCGAGGAAACTACTGGTAAGCTGTACTCGGATGCTTACACTGCTACTACTAAGCACGCAGCGTACCTTTGGCAGGGCAGCGAGCGTCTATCCATCATGGCGGAGGGCTACCTTCGATTCGGGGACGCCATCCGTCAAACAACCGTAGGTGCGGCGGGAACCGCTTCGGCGTTGCCATCCCAGCCCACCACCTATATTCAAGTAAAAACCGCCGCTGGTTCTACGCTGGTTATTCCGGCTTACCTTGCGGCCTAACAGGAGGATAAAATGTCAGAGGTTAAGACCCCCGTGGAGTACGTACGCTTTGAACACCTAACCGCCCCCGTTATTGATGGCGGAGAGGTAAAAGTTCTTTACGCGCCCCTTTTTCCGTTTGTAGAAAAGAGTGACAAGTAATGGCTGAATCTGACGTTGTTCTAAAACTCATCGCAGACCTATACGCCACGAGTCTGGTCAAGGATCAGAACCTTAATGAGATGAACGAGCAGATCAAGACTTTATCTGCGTCAGTTGAGCAGGACGAAACCCCCGTTTCATCTCACGGAATTGTTGACTCTTTTGTAGGAGTGACAATCGGAAATGGTACCGTTGGGTTGGGAAGCGACTCCCTTATTGTTGACTTTAACAACGGCGAGGTGCGAGGTACATTCGAAGACCTCAGTGAAGCCGCGGCAATTTTTGTCCGGGAAGTTCGTAACATGTTACCCGCTGGTAATGGTAATGGTAATGGCGTACCGGGAGAGAACCAACTGTGATCTTGGACTATGACTACCAAGTTAAACTGGTAAACGACCACATTTCAACGGATTCCTACGTCTACGGCTTGAAGTCAGACGGGACAGTTCTGTACGCAGCGTATAAAGATGGTACGTATGAAGGTAGTTTAAAGGCCGTTCTTGATCGCGCGGAAGGACAAGATTGGCATATCTCTACTGACGCGTTGAAAGCACTTTTAAAGACCCCAGAGCAGAATAGATAAGATGGTTAATCGAGGCGTAGCGCCTTTTGACCCTACCTCCGCTGTAGGCCAGTTCCGTGTACTCTACGGGGACGTGAATTACGGTTCCTCTCGACCCTGCGGAGACCGGCTACGGTAACTACACCGAACTATCGGACCTGGAAATCGAAGGGTTTTTGGCGTCGGCTAGTGGCTCAACCTACCGGGCGATCGGTAACTATTACGCGGCTCTTGCGGGAAATGCGGCGAAGGCATCGTCGTCAATTAAAGATTTGACGCGGGCCGCATTGAGGTAGTATTAAATAAAACGCCCCTCGCGGAGTACCAGTCCCAGGGGCCGTAGGTTGAAAGGAACCCACATGGAAAATACTATCACGGGAAGCGTATATGGCCTGTTTTGTGCTTGTCCCGACTGTAAGTTAAGACGCCCAGGAGAGATACGTTACGTGGGCATAACCGTGAAAACTCTCCATCATCGTCTTCGCGCTCATATTAATGAGGTGGGAAAAACCCACAAGAACAATTGGATATCCAAGCACGGACGAGACAATATTCGATTCGTGCTTCTTGATACCGCAAACTGTATACCAAGTCTAAAGGCTCTTGAACTCGAATGGATCGAACGCCTAGAAACTTTTGACAGCGGTTTAAACGCAACACGTGGCGGAGACGGCGTTTGGGGTCTGAAAATGTCAGATACTTCACGTTCTCTTTTTAGGGAGCGAACTGCAAGACAAATGTCTATTAAGCACCCCCGGGCGCGCATCACAGAAGGAGATGTTAGAGCCATTCTTGATCGTCTTTGGTCCGGGGACCCCGCGACACTGATCGCGCGTGATTACCCCGTAGAGTCCTCCACCATTCAAAAGATATCGGACGGCAAAAATTGGGTTTCTGTACCTCGCCCCATTGGACCTAAGAATAAGCCACGCGACCACCGTTACTGGTAAAATTGGGTAGGAGCGTGTTTATGAACCTTGGAATTTATCCCCCTAACCCCAGCACCGATGTAGGCCAGTTTCGCTATTCACTGCCCGACACAAACGCAGTGGAGGTAGAACCCGGGGGGTGGTCTTACCGCGAGGTTTCTGACGCAGAAGTAGAGTCGTTTCTTGCGCGTGGTGGCGGTTCCGTAAATCGGGCATTAGGACACTATTACCAAGCCCTTGCTGCAAATGCGGCTAAAATTGCTGCCAGCATTTCCGATTACGACCTAAAAATTGACGATACTAAACGAGCCAACGAACTTCGTTTGATTGCCAAGAGTTATTTTGATTTGGCGGATGATGAGGACACCACTGCGGGCGGATCGGATATCTTCGAGGTGTTCAGTATGGTGAGCGAGGGTTCGTGTTGCACACCTGAAGCCGCACCGTACCCTTACTGCGGTTGCCGAGGTCGAAATGTACTCTTTTGAGTCGGAGGATTGGACAGCCCCGATCCATGCCGTATCCACTCAGCCCCGTTTTCAAAAGAGCCTTATCCGAATTGAAGACCACAGCCTTATCAACCCGGGTGAATATGACGTGGACACCGGGACCTATACGGAACCGACAGGCGACCCCGTTGTATACGAGGGACAAGCGCGCCTAATCGGTATTCGCTGGGGTACCTTCACAGGCGGTGAATCTCAGGCCAACGCCACCACCCTTTCGGCTATCCGCGTACAAATCCCGAAGGCCGATGAAACGACGGTACGGGTAAAACGGGGTTGCAAAATCTTCGTGCTTGAATCACCCAACAACCCCGCCCTGAACGGTTTGATCCTGACCATTACCTCCGACTTGCAAGGCTCTTCCGCTGCGGCTCGCACCTTTGAAGCAGCCCTTGATGCGGACACAACCGTTGTATCAAGTGGGGTCCCGCAAGATGGTTAATTTCACCAACGGACGCCAACTCTACGAATGGGTTGAAGACAAATTAGACCGTCTTACCGATCAGGCAAAAGACGCCATTCGGGAAGGTGCAAAAGAGGGTGAAGACCTGACCAAACTGCACATTGAGACTCGCGGTACCGCTAAGTCCGGTAAGCAGGGCCGTATCGATACGGGGCGAATGAGAGACGCGGTGTCCTCCCGAGTGGAAAAGGATACTCCCGAAGAAATTGAATCGTCGTTTGGGTGGCTGGACGATAGGGCTAACTATTTCGGCCTACAAGAGCGTGGATTCACCCACATTTCAGGCGTGAACGTGGAAGGCATGTTCGCACTCTCGGATGCTGCGGACCAAGTTGTTCGGGACATTGAACGGAAACTAGGCAAGGCGGTAAAAGATGTTTAGCCTTGAACAAGCGCAAGAAGCAATTCTCACCTTTATCGACTCCGAGTTTGTACAAGACGTATACGAGCAGTCCATTTCAGATGAACGTCTTGTAAGCCGGGATGCCCAAGGGAGACTAAAGCCCTACATCGCCGTAGACTTTGGGGACACTGCGGAGGCAGGTGCACGCACCTTTGCAGGCCCACGAACCTACGATTACGCCCTAACAATTCGGTGCCGTGCCATCGCCCCGACCCCTAAGATTGCGCGCCAACTAGGTAACAAACTCGTCAATAAGATGCTGGGATTTTCAACCGACTGGTCCGGGGGGATTACTAAAAGCCGCGCGGCAGGTCTTTTTCCGATTACGACTTCCAACATGGCAACCGAAGCCTATCAAATGGCGGTTGGCTTTAATTTGACGCTCCAATTACAGGAATACTGATAGAATTGAGTGAGATGAACATTGATTTTGTAACCGTGCGAAATACCGAAACCGGAGAGGTCGGTCGGATTTCTCGTCGTCTGTTCGAGAACCCTGCGATTAATCGCGACGGTATTCTTGTGGAGGTTAAAGCGGATGCAAAACCTTACGTCAAAGAACTTTACACCGCAAAGCCCCGCACCAAGGACGCAGACAAGTCCAAGGCGTCTGAAAAAGAGGTTTCTGACTGATGGCTAATTCCCGGCTAATCGAAGATGTTGTATACCGATACTACATCGCCTACCCCGAGGCTTTTGCGGACCTTACCGACATTACCTCGGATGAACTGAACGCCAACCCCAACAATGACGAGTCCGGGCTTATCTGGAACGTTACGTGCGCGATTTCGACGGACGGAACCACGTTCAACCTGGACGAACCTGACTACGACGAGTCCACGTCATTCTGCCAGAAGGCGGGAGCGCGTGAGCCGATGGCGAAGAACGCTGATGTGGTATTCGAGTTCTTCCGGGCCGCCTCCGAACAGTCAACGATTAACCCCGCCCGCGTCAACTCGGCAACTCTCGCCCAGCACCTTCTTACCTGGCGCGGTCAGGAAATGATAGCCATTATGTCTATCGGTAAGTCCGAAGATGCCCCGTTTGCTGAGGGCGATGAAATCTCGGTTGTTCAGGTTGCTACCGACAACGCCACGACCAACTTCGGTTCGGGTGAAAACGTCACCATGACTCAGAACTTCGCCCAGCGTGGCGTGTGGGCCTGGGAATGGCCCCTCGCGGCTTAAGTATTAGGAGAACATAAATATGCCTATGGATTACGTTAAGCTCCGCGCTAACCTTGATGCTTCGGTCGTCACCCCCTACATCGGCCCCTCTGGCGGCACCACGCTCGGTATCACAGACATTCACCAGCCCACTGCTGCGGAACTGAACAACACGGGCGGAACTTCTGCCATCGTGATGGCCGCTGAGGCTATTAGCTGGAACGACTGGGACTTCGGTGTCAGCGAGTCGGAAACCAACAACGAGCCGTCAATGGCCGACATTTCGACCTATGAAGAGTTTGGCCAGTACAACTACGGCGGCGGTATCTCCTTCTTCCAGCCGCTCGAAAATGACGACCCCTCCAACGTCCTCTCCGTTGTCAAGGAACTGACCAAGGTCGATCTTGACCAGGACATTGCTATCCGCGTGGACGGCAACAAGTCTAACGCCACGCCCGCAGCTAATGGCGACTACATTTCGGTTTTCCGCACCACCTCGACCGCCGTTGAAAACCCTTTCACCCCGGGTGAGTCTAAGCGCCGTACCGTAACCTTTGTTGAGAACGGCGACTTCGCTCATTACACGGTTGTCGGACCCCACACCCTTGTTGCGGTTCCTCCTGCAACTGCTCCTTGGGCTTCGGGCAAGAAGGCACGTCTTCGTGTAACCGTTCAGGGCCGCGACTACACCAACGCTACCCCGATTCGCTTTACGTCCAGCAATTCAGCAGTCGTTGCCATTGGCCCGGGCGGCGTCTACACCGTCACTGGCGCGGCAGGTACTTCGGCCACGATTACGATTACCGACACTGACGCTAACACCACGACCACGGTAAATGTTACCGTGACTGCGCCGTAGTAAACTAGAAGAGTAGCAAGATGGCCCCTGGCTGGTTAATTCTGGCTGGGGGCCTCCACTATTAAACGAGGGGTTTAATGATGACGGAACTTGATCCGCAAACTTTCAACATTGCCGATATGTTCACCGGGGCGGCTTTTCCAAAAGAGAGCGTCACGATTTACACGAATGAAGAAGCCGGGTACAAACTCGACAAACTCAACAAGCGTATTGCCCGAGAAATTGGTGTCGGTGCCGACGAGACTCTAACCGAACTCGAAGAAGAGGCTAAGGCCCTTCTTGAAATCGTGAATAAGTCTCGGTACGTGTTTCACATGACGGGCGTATCCCGGGATGATCTTAAAACCATCGCGGAGAAGGCCCGACAGGCGCACCCTTCAAAGTACGGAACCTTCGGGCAGGAACTTCCCAACCCCGAGCAGGACGACTACTTCTCGAACCTTTTGTGGGCCATTCATACTGAGCGTATTGAAGCACCCAATGGGGCCATGATTACCGCCCCCGACGACTCGCAGATGAAGATTATCCGCACCAACCTTTCCAAGTCGCAGCAGGAAAAGATTGTGGCTCAGATCGATGACTTTGCGTCGGGTTCCGCCTCCGGTTTTGAAGCTGCGGCCCAGGAAAGCGATTTTTTATCACAGCCCTGACCCGGGGGGCATCCCGAGGGTTCGTACCGGCAATCCGGGCAGGTAGGGCTTACGACAAGCGGCCATCTTCGTGTGTTATCGGGGACGATTGGGTTGGGCACCGTGACCCTGTAACGGGTGAGCCTTTCGGTAACAAAACCGATTGGACGGACTGGGATTACGCACTTATGTTTGCCGTTCAAACGATTGAGGACTTCACAAACCCGGACGGATTGCTTGCCTGGGAAATTGATGAAGATGAAGTTCGTGTTGATGCTGTGAAAAAGATCAACAAATTCGAAGCTGTTAAGCAACGTAAAACGGGCGGGGAAAAGTACAAACCCACTCCGGGTGAGTACTTCGTCCCTGTGATTCGCCCCCCTCGCGGTAAAGATCGCCACCAGACAATTGCGGAATGGCGCGAGAATTCGCTTACCGAAGATGATTAAATGCCCTTAACTGATAAACTGGATAGAGAGTATTTTACCCCTGTACGGATAGAGGATTAAGTGGCGGACGCGAATCTTGATATTCTGCTTCGCCTGGCGGTACAGGGCGCTAAGGGTTCAAAGCAGGAACTAGAAGGCGTTCTTTCTGCGGCGGAAGGACTTTCCCGCGAGGGTCGGGTTACTGAAAAGGCTTTAGAGGCCACCACCCGGGCAGTAAACCGTGCGGGGGACGCGGCTAAGTCAACCGGGTCAGAGTATAACAATTTCACCAAGGGCTCAACGGCTCTCAGGTACGCTAACTACGACATTGCCAACACGATGTTCACCGTGGCGGGGGCCTTTACGGCTGCGGGCGCTGCGGCGGCGGTGGCGTTTGCAAGCCAGGAAGCGGCGTTCACAACCGTTGAGCGCATTGTGGGCGGTTCGGCATCCGAGGTTGCAAAACTACGTGAGGAACTGCAAACTCTTTCCACTGAAATTCCCCGTTCTTTCAACGACCTCTCTAGCGTTGCCTCTCTTGGTGCGGCCCTCGATATCCCGGCTAAGTCTCTAGATGAATTCACCCGAGTTGTGGCTACGTTCGCGGCTACCACCGGCGTTACTGAAGAGGCTGCGGCTACGGGCTTTGGTCGAATTGCCCAGTACCTAAAGGTTCCTGCGGAGGAATTTGACAAACTCGGTTCCGCGATTCTTAAGGCCGGTAACATCTCGGTTGCCACTGAAGAGCAGGTTCTAAAGTTCACGCAGACTTTGGCTCCGGCGGCTGCGCGTGTAGGATTCGCTACGGACGAAACAATTGCTCTTGGTGCGGCTCTTGCCTCCTTCGGTAACATCAACGTTGAAGGTGCGGGTTCCGCCCTCTCCCGTATCACCAACCAAATTGAGCGTGCAACGGCTGTTGGTGGCGAGGAACTAGACCGGTTCGCTTTGGCTGCGGGTATGTCGGCAGAACAGTTCCGTATCGCCTGGGAATCGGACGCGGGTGGTACGTTCAACGCCATCCTAAAGGGTATCGGCGGGGTAGAAAACCTCACTATCGCACTGGATAACCTGGGCATCCGTAACGAACGTGACCGTCGTGTTGTCCAGGCCCTTGCTCAGAACTACGGATCTTTCTCCAAGATTCTCGGTGACACGTCCGCGGCATGGCGTGAAGGTACGTACATGTCCGAGGCGTACGGACTTGTGCTGGATGACCTTAATTCCAAGTGGCAGATTTTCGTTAATGCGGTAACCAACGCGGCTGCGGCTGTAGGGTCTGCGGCTGGTCCCGCCCTGAAAGACCTTCTCGATATCTCCACTCAGCTACTTGTGAAGTTGGCTGATTTTGCAGGCTCCGGCGCGGGTCAAGCGATGATCCGCTTTGCTACGGGTGTCGGTCTCGTCGTAACCGCTTACGTTGCTCTTCGGGGGGCTATCGCCCTCGCAACCGGCACGCAACTTGCCCTCAACTTTGCTTCTGCGCAATTGGGCGGTGCGGGCATCCTAGCGGGTATTCGAGCTTACATCACGGCTCTGAGTGGCGTTACGGGGGCCGCAACCCGAGCAACTCTCGCCACTCGGGCAATCGGTGTTGCAGCCAAGGGGGCGGTTGGGGCTGTGGCTATTGCTGCGGCGACCGTTCCCGGCTTTTTTGATGTGGTGGTATCTGCGGCTAAAACTGCGGGGGCGGCAATGGGTGTTGCAGCCACAGGTGTCATCAAGGGTATCTTCTTTATCCTCTCTCGGGCTATTGATGGGGTTGTTCAGTTCGCGGGGATCGCCGCACAAGCGTTCGCAGATGTTGTTTCCATCATCGACGGGGGCGCTGCAAAACAGGCAGTCTCCGGGTGGCTTAAAGATGCTTCCGCTAACGCCCTCGCCTTCGGCAGTACCGTTGACTACGCCTTTAACGCGGCTGTTTCCGATGTTGCCAAGTACGGCAAAGAGACGGGTGACAACTGGAACAAAATGCTTGCGGGCTTCCAATCGAACACCGAAGACTCGACCGCAAACGTTGACGACCTTCTCGGTTCTTTGGAAGACCTGGGAACCGATGGGTCAGACGCACTTGATGACCTAGGCGGTAGCGCACAAAAGAACCTCCGCACCCTGGCAGACTATGCAGGCGACCTCTCTGGCGTTATCTCCCGAGCGTTTGAAATTCGCTATAACCCTGGCGCAACCCTCGACGCTATCGCAACCTCTTTCCAGTCCATTCGAGATGCTGCGGACGATGCGGCCAAGAACATTCGTACGCTGAAGGCGGATATCCAGGGTCTTGAATCCGACCTCAATATTCAACAGCGGTTCCTCAACATCGCTCTTGAATACCGTGACTACGACCGGGCGCAGGCTATTCAGGCCAACATTGCCAAACTACAAGCGGAATTGGCTGACAAAGCGGCAGAACTGTCCAAAGAGCAGGACGCCAACTCCAAGACCCTTGAAGGTAACTCCCGGGCAGCAGTTGCTAACCGAACCACGGTGCGCGACCTTGTATCGCAGTACCAAGCTCACATTAATGCCCTTGCATCCTCCGGGCTCTCCCAGGAAGAACTAGCGCGTCAAACTGAGGTTCTTCGTCAGGACTTTATTAACCAGGCAACTCAACTTGGTTTCAACAGAAGCGAACTAGCCCTTTACGAACAGGGGTTCCGGGACGTAAGTGTTGCAATTGCGGGCGTTCCCCGTAACATCGACATTGCCGTAAACGCGGACCCCGCTATCCAAGCGCTGAACGAATTCGCCGCCCGAGCACAGGCCCAGATGGGTGGACTCGGTAACTCCCTTGGTCAGTCCCTCGGTGCGGGTATGGGTTCGGGCTTCAATTCCGAACTAAGCAAGATTCTAGCGGAAGCAGCTACGGGCCTTACGAGTGCTGCCACAAGCGCTCTTCGTATTCTTGACCCGCGTTACCGTGCAAACGGCGGGGGTTCAGGAACTCGTAACGGCTTTGCAAACGGTGGCTACACAGGTTCAGGCGGAAAGTACGAACCGGCGGGTATCGTCCACCGGGGTGAGTATGTCGTTCCCAAGCACCAAGTCAACCAGCGTACGGGTCTTCCCTATGCGGATGCCCTCGGCAAACTTCAAAAGGGTAGCCCTGGACGTTCGGGATACGCGGGCGGTGGCTTTGTATCTGGCGGTGGCTTTAACGGCATCATCCAAGGTCTTTCCCCAATGGCTATGCAGCAATTCATGGCAGCACTGCAAAACAACGTGTACGTCGGAAATCAGCAAGTAGCTAATGCCGCAAACACCGCAAACGCACAGGCAACGAACACGGGAGCGTGGTAATGGTTCGCTTAACCCGTAAGAACTTCTGGCTGGACGTAGAAGGCGGCTGGAAAGGTTGGATTCGTACCCCTAACCGCGGGGCCGATTCATCACCTACCGGGTGGGCGGTCGATGGCACGCTCCTTAACGGTGGTGGCTACGCTTTGAACTCTTTCGGCTCCCACAAGCGCTACACCTATGCGTGGCCGGATTCATCCCCCCGCCAAGAGGCGCAGTTCATGAAAAGCCTGGCGGATGGCACGTACGGGCGCGGACTTATCCACTTTATTGAGCCCACCCTATACGACCAAAACATTCTCCCCGCCCGGGTGGCTGACCCCTCAATGGCCGTGGATGACGAGGGTGCGTCCTTGGTCTACGGCTACGATCCTTCTGGGGTAGCAACAAGTGGGTGGGAGACTAACCTTCTACCGCTTACATCAGCGTACTACAATCTCTTTGGCGTCGAGACGGGTTACCGCGGATCGTCCGACACCGCTTATGTGCCGGTTCCCGAAGGCTACACGCTTTTCCTTGGTGCGTTCTATTCTGCGACTGGTTCAGGCGGTATCTACGCCCGGGAGGTGCTGTCAAATGGCGTTGAGGGGTCAGACACAGCCCTTACACCGCTGTCTAATGATTCATCCGTTGTGACCGCGGATTCTTTCTCCGGTATTCGCGGCATTCGTATTTGGCTGGGTAAGACCGCTTCGGGTGCTGCAACCGTTACTGCAACGGCTCTTATTGGTAGACTGGTAAAGAGCGAAATTCTTGATTCTGCTCCGGGTTACGGTGAGGGTGGGTACGGTGAAGAACCTTACGGCGGTGTATACCTTCCTGAATGGGTTACAGCAGGGCCTTGGGTGGGCGGTATGGGCCACAGTGGGTGCCGGTTTGTAGGAAAGCCCTCCTTCGTCTCTAATACGGGTGTAAACGGTGGGCAGGTCGGCTATTCCGCCACCTTCCAAGAAGTGGGCTCGTGGCTATCGGGCTAGGAGAGAAGTAATGGGTTTTCGAGTTGATATCGGCGGCAAGGTCTATGAGGCACAGGACTGGACCGTTCAAGAAGCGGCCACACCTCTCGCAGCGGGGGACTCGTCCGGGTCTACGGGCTCAATCGACCTGACCTTTCCCTTTCTTGACCCCCAGATTCTTCCCGAGCACCCCGTAAACATCTTCGGCCCTGAATGGTTTATTGACCAAGAAGTTCGCCTGGCGGATTCTCGTAAAGGCTTTACCCTCGGCAAAGTTGAATCCGTACGCCGCGGGGACCAGCAGGGAACTTACACGCTGTCATGTGCCACCCGGCTGGGGGAACTAAACGTTTACGGTGTCCAAGCGCAGCCTTTTGTGGGGACTCTCCGCAACGCTTTTATCTATTACCTCTCGCTAGCTAACATTTCCACCGACCTTTTCATTGATGACGTTATCGGTGACCGTCCTGTCGTATTTCCGGGCTGGAACGGCGAATTGTGGTTCCACTTGAAAGAGATGGCCGTTTCCCAGGACTGCGACATCTCGCTTGTGTCGGGAATTATCCTACTTCGACCCATCCGCGCCCGTGTAGCAACGCGAGGTCGCGACATTGACCGAAGCCGAGATGTAGGGGGTGGAACCCTCGCACGCGCGGTTGAGGTGTACCGCTACGACTCGCAGCCGATCACAAACGAACTTGTGTACCCGCCTGGGGGCTGGAAGCCCGAAACGGAAGTCCTCAACGTCAACGCGGGTGAGGAATCGGAATATGTGCTTGAACTGTCGGCGTCAGTATCTTCCGTTCAACAACCTGTGATGCAAACATTCGTAAGCGAATACTACAACCTCTCTTCTGTTTATACGGTTGTAGCGAATGACGGTCTGCCCGTGCCGGTAGCGGCGTGGAATGGTAATGGTGGCTCCCTTACCGTTACCGTGGAGCCAGACACTGCCTCTTTGCGCGTGAAACTAAAAGGCCCCACTGGCTTGCCTACAGTTTCGGGTGGACCTGCAACGAACTTTCAAATTGCTTTGGCCTCTGATACAACGGGTAACCGCTACTCTACATTGCGTATCGTTGGTTCTGGGGTTTCATTCAACAAGCAAAAAATCAGCGTACGGACGACTGTACCCCCTGGGAAAACGGCGACGGAAGTGGGGGTAACCATCGACAACATTTTCATCAACACCCTTGACGACGCCTACCGGGCGGGTACGAGAGCAGCTAAGCGCTTCAGCGGATACTCACCTACATTGTCGGGAAGTGTTACGGCCATTAACCGGCGGGGTGATTCGGGTGTTGCAGACTACCCCACCTACGGAGACGTTCGTAACACCCTGAATGAAGAATTAGCCGCCCCCTCTTACGGTGAGGTGCAAGACTACTACAATCAGCAGCTAGGGCTTGTAACTTACTACGACGTAGACCAATACTGGTTCTCTTTTATTCGCGATTCCGCTGTCAACCAGGTATTCGGCAACGTTCAAGGCTGTCGCATTTTCGACAAGAAATCCCGGCGTTGGTACCGAATCCGTTCGGGAACGCTGACACCGCCCAATATTCAGCAGTTCGAAGCAGACGATGATTTGGTATTTGCGGACATGGAAGAATTTTTTATCGGCAAGACGTACGCTCAGGTTCAAGCCCCCAGGGTAGGTCTTACGTACAAGCAGGAACAAATGGCGGGGCTTTATGAGTGATGTTTTCCCGCGCCGAAATCTGGGGTCAGCAGAATACTGGGGTCGCACGGTTGAAACCCGAATCCAGGGTGTCGAAAAAACAAAGGCGTACGGCGACCTAATCCAAGCAGGTTCTAATCGAGGTGTCGTGGCTTCGGCTTCCGAGCTTTCTCGAAACATTGAACTTCTTCAAGAACAAGCCGCCGCAACCCAAGCCCTCATCGACGCGACCCCCGCTACCGGATCAAACGGAGCATTCGTATCTAACTTTTCTCTGTCGCCTGGGTGGCAAACGGTTCTCGTTACGGCTATTCCCCCTATCGGGGACCGAAAGCTTATCGACGTGTTCGCGATGGCAGTATGTCGAATCGTTGACCCCGGTACCGGCGGGGGGTCTACCGGTGGTTTTCGTTGGCCCTACCCCCCCTCGACAGTAACAAGTGAGTACGGCCCGCGAGATGGTCGTATGCATGAGGGTATTGACTTCGGCGTTCCCGAGGGTACCCCCATCCCCGCATCCAACGCGGGAACCGTGACCGGGAACGGCTACGGCAGCGGTACCGGGTATTACGTAGACATTACTCACCCGCAGGGCATTCGAACGCGCTACTTCCACATGGTTGCACAGTCGGATGTGGCAATTGGTACGGTGGTGTCAAAAAGTCAGGTTATCGGCTTCGTAGGCAATACCGGTAACTCGTTCGGCGCACACCTTCACTGGGAGACAATTGTCAACGGAAGTCACTGGAACCCGCGAGACTTCATGGCTGTTTACGGTGACGGTGGCTCTAGTACGCCAGGCGCGCCCTCATATGCACAGCCTCGCGCTCGAATGTATCTAAACGGTATGCCTTCCGTGGAGTTCTCACCCCACCGCGACTTGGCGGCAAATTCGGTAACCTTGAACCAGCTTTTCCCCCTGCATCAACTTTCGGACTTCCCCAGCCAGGAAGGCCAAGCGGACGCCGAACTACAACTTTTCTCTCAAACGAGCGTACCGGCTAATGCAGGTAACTTTGCCCGCCTTACGATGGAGGGAATTTTTCGAGCATGAACCATAAAGATGTTTTTCCCCGCCGAAACCTGCCTGGGGAATCCGAGGTATGGGGCCGGGAGGTTGAGGAACGAATTCGTGACCTAGAGTACGGGATTTTGGGTCAAAGCACCAATGTAAAAAGCGACAACCGTGCCAACGCTTCTAATTTCCAAGAACTGGCGCGTCAAATTTCCCAACTGCGCGATAACCAATCCCGACTGGACGCCGCAATTAGGGCGGTACCCAAGTCCCAGCAGTCTATTGCATCTGCCGCTAACTTCTCGCTGGGCGGGGGGTGGAATACCGTTGTCACTACTTCGATCACCGTTCCCACGGGGGTTAACTATGCCCGCATTGCCGCGTATGGATCGGGTCAAGTTGTGAGTACGACCACTACTCAAAACGTGGAAACTCAATACCGCGTCGTTATACCCGGGATTGGAGAGCAGCCCGCCGCTCCGGGGCCGTGGGCCGTGGGATACGGGGATTTTCGAACAATTCTTTTGCCCTCTTACGCCTGGGAGTCAGCGGTTACCCCCGGTCAAGTCCTCACCGCACAATTTCAAATCCAGCCTACAGACCCGGGCGCGTATTCCAGCCCTAACGGTAACTCCTATGCGGTCATCACTTTACGAGCGACTTTCACAGGCTGATGCTGGTAAAATTAACTAGGAGGACATAAACTTATGGCAACTACTTCCCCGGATAACATTTGGACACCTGATTCAGGCGATGACTACGCGCTGACTGTTGATCTTGCAGCAACCGCCGATACCATCCAAATAGCCTTGAACAACCGAAAATCCAATGCGGTCACTCAAACGGGGGTTTATTCGGATACTGGTGGTATCCTCAACGCATCTGGGGTGTCTACCTGGACACCTATTACCCTAGCGGGAACTTTCAAAGCCGGGGATTCGCTCAATGTTTTTTCCAGTGTTGCACTCATTCAAAATGCATCTGTGTCGATTGCGGGTCGTATTCGAATTACAATGAACGGTAGCGACATCATTTCTCGAAGGTGGCACAACCAGGGACGAACGGGCCGGTTAGATGTTTCCGTTCTGGTACCTTACAGCCTACCCGCAGACGTTTCTAACCCCTCTATTTCCGTTGTACTCGAAAGTGATCCAAGTTCATCAGGGCCTATCGAGGTTTGGAACGGTTTTGTTTCCGCGAGTATTGGGCGTAATAGCTAATGATCGGCATTGCGGGTACGATTTCACTTAATGGTAATAGAGGGCGCGCCACCCCTCAGTGCGTATGGTCTATTCACCGTATTGACGCTCAACTAGGTCGTTACCTGGATATCAACTCTGCTTGGCGTGATCCGCAAGAGCAGGAGCGATTTTACTCCGCCTACCGGAACTACGTCAACGGTAATGGACCGTGGGCACCTATCGCTCTTCCGCCCGAGCAATCGGTTCACTGCAAAGGTGAGGCAATTGACACGGACGACAACAATTCGGCAATGACCCGTATCCTAAACAATAACGGGTGGTTCCACACGGTTTATCGCAACGGTGTTCTTGTTGAACCGTGGCATTACGAGTACGATTATAAGCGAGACAAGTTTTTTGGTGGACAACCTTCGGGTTCAGGTTCCACCCCTATCGAAGAGGAAGATATGACTCCTGACGAGAGTGCCCGCCTTAAGAACATCGAAAGCATCCTTGCTAAACTGCAAAATGCTATCCTCGACCCGACTATCGGAATTTCAAAATCATCTGCGGAGGCAAGCGACAGGGCTTTAAACGCTGCTCAGATTTCGTCGGAGGTACGAAACCTTATTAACGACCCCAATGCGGGTATCCTGCAATCACTTCGTAAAATTGAAGGAAACACCGCCCCAAAATAACCAACCCTAGTTCCCTGACCGTCTCCGTAAACGGTTCTCGGGTCACGCTAGGGGAGAAGCAGTTGGCTATCGCTACGGCAATTATTCAGGGTGCGTATTCTCGGAACCTAGGTACTGCGGGCGCTAAGGTCGGCCTTATGACGGCTCTGCAAGAATCGGGCCTTCGTATGTACGCCAACAAGAACGTACCGGAATCGTTGAACTACCCGCATGACGCCGTAGGCTCCGATTACGATTCGCTCAACCCGTTCCAACAGCGCGTGAGGTATTGGGGCACGGTGGCGCAGTTGATGAACCTTGACTACGCCATTAACGCCTTCTACGCCGCTTTGGCCCGAGTACCCGGGTGGTCTGTCATGCGTCCAGGTGTTGCAGCTCAACGTGTCCAGGTGAGTGCTTACCCCGATGCGTACGCGAAATGGGAACAAGCCGCCGACGTATTAATTGATAGACTGGTTTAAGAGAGAAAGGTCACAAAATGGCTGCTGATTCAAGTCTTGGAACTGTTGTAACGAACCCCTTTGTTCGTAAGGTTATCTACGGCATCTACATTGTTGCCGGTGTGGTTCTCGGCGCTATTCAGGTAGGCTTTGCCGCCGCCGAGGGTGCTGGACAGCCTGATTGGCTCACCATTACGCTTGCCGTCTACGCCTTCCTGAGCGTCCCGGTAGGCTCCCTTGCCCTGGTCAACACGACCGCGGGTGAGACTACGACTTCGGACCCCGCTATCTTCACGGGTACGCCGGGTTCAGACTTCCGATAAAGGAAGAAAGAGGGCGATTCGCTACCGCCCACGGTTATAGTGCAGGTCACATCAGCAGAAAGGAGCGTTCTTAAAACCCCACATAAGCGGTTGAAAGGAGCGTGACGCTATCTGCAAAGGCCCGGTAGGATTCTTACACCTACCGGGCCTCTTGCGTATTCTGTTAGACCTTAACACCTACCGCTAATTGAACGAACTGAGTCCAATCAAAGCCCTCCGGCCAGGGTTTGCGAATTCTTTTGCGAAGACCGTATTCAAAGACGGGTTTCCCCTGGTCGTCTAGTTCAAACCCGTCATAACCAGCATCGTTGGCCCCGTCAGTGGAAACGGTCATCGGATCAATTCCGAAAGATCGCAAATATTCCAACGCGGGCTCCGGTGCGGGATGATTCATGAGTTCGAGGGGATCAATTACAATTTCAAGCACAACGGTACCCCCTCCCAACTTGTGCATTTTGAACTGGGCATCTTTGTAGCCGACAGGGACACGACCCTTGGCGTCTGACTTTACGAGTTTCACGCTACCTCCGAGGTGGGATTGTTTGCCCCACTATCCAGTTTATCAGGAAATCTCCCTCTGATTGGTAGAGGGGGTTCGAGTGGTGCCGTTTGTCCAGTGTCCACAGTCGAGACATTGGTAACGCTGGTACTCCCCCTGAAGGCTGCGGGCTGTTCCACGCTTTTGAAGATTGAAGGAGGCACATGTGCGGCACCTGTCTTCGCCCTCCTTAATGGGATGGGGGATCTTCATCCAGCCTTGCAGCTTGTAGAACAACTCTTCGAGAAGGTCTACGTCCTGCTTCTGGTAGCGGCGCATCTTCCGCCACGCAGCCTCGTCCCCGGCCATAACGCCTTTCCACAGGTCAAACCCGCCAGTATCGACCTTCTTTCCGACCCCAAGTTCCTGAGCTACAAAGTCCAGCTTGTTAGACGCAAACGCAAATCGCAACTTAGCCAACTTCATTAGGTCAAGTTCTTTGTACGGTGCCGGCGGGGTGAGCCCGTGCTTGACAAACTCGGTATTGGCCTTCTTCGTGTCGAAGCGCTGACCATTCCACGACACCACCATATCGGCTTCGGTGAGCAGGTCCCGGAGCACGGTGAGCATTTCTACATAGCCCATGCGCTGATCGTAAACCTTGGTGGGCTTTCCCAGCCACTTAGCCCCGAAGCACAGCATTTCCGAGGGGTTAATGACCATGTTCGTTGGAATGAACTTCGGCCACAGCCCCCAACTGTAGACCTCCATCGGGGTATTTTCCAGGTCCCAACACAGAACGCGAGAATCAGTCATCATAGGCCTCGTTCTTCTGGTTCTCTACTTGACGTTCGTATAACTCGTCTTCAGTTAAGCCCGTGCCGTTGTCAAAGTAACCCAAAAAGATGCCGAGCACTCCAATTTCATCATCGGGGTCAAAAATTACGTGACGCTTCATTAACCCTCCCGGGTATAGCCTATCAGTTGATTCTAAGCGGGTGCTTGTAAGATGGAAGAACCCCTAAAATCTAAGGAGCCCTTCTGTGGTCGAAATCTTCTCAACTCCGTCTTGCCAAGGCTGCCGTCTATCGAAGCGACGCATGGACGAACGGGGCGTGAAGTATGTAGAAACCGATCTAAGCCGGGACGAGGCCGCTATGAGCCGTGTCAAAGCCCTAGGGTACAACTCCGCACCGGTTATTATTGCGGGTGAACAGCATTGGTCTGGTCTACGCCTTGACCTTATCGACGCTCTTTAGCCACGCGGCGTAGGTGAGTGGGAATAGCTCGGAGATGTGGGTTTCTATTCTTCGAGCTACTTCCGTAATTTCGTGCTGTGGGTGCCCGTGTGAGCCGTTACGCTGACTCAGGACGTAAAACCACGCGCGGAGGTTTCCCGAGACGTACAGGGACGTATACAGGCCCTCTGGGAGCACACTACGGGCTACTTCCTTGGCTACCCCGTCTGCAAGTAGCGCCTGATACTGCTCGGTGGCCGCAATCGCAACGTGTCGAATCTGGGTAACGGTTCTAAACGACAGGAAGTTCTTTTCCTTATCGTCCGGGTGTCCCATATTCGGTCGCGCGGACGTACCCTTGTTCACTAGCGGGCGGTCCTCGTCGGGAATCCAGAACACGGGGTCAGCCGCGGTATAGCGACCAGACTGCACAGAGAACGACAGGTGGCGGTGGCGAGTTAGTTGACCTAGGACAAACAGTGGAACCTCTAGCCGGAAAGTCGCACCCAAATGCTCGAACGGTGCCCAATGTCCCTCAGAAACAAGGTAGTTAATCAGCCCTGTCAGTCGCTCGGGCTTTAGTTCCTGCTCCCCGGTTGACACCCGCGCAGCAAGGGCCGCAAAGTGATCCGTTCCCCACGACTGAAGCAAGTCAACGGTCATATCTGATCTAAAAGCTGGCGTCATACTTTGATAGTCCATTTCTGTTCATTTAGGGCCGCCTCTAGTGCCCGGTACGCTTCCTCAGCGGTCTTGCCCTCGCGCTCGATGAAGATATTTTCGCCCGTGCTGAGACTGCCCTTTGCAGCCGCGGTCCACCAACGGGATACTATGTTAGACCCGTCAGTCAGACTATATCCAGAGTTGTACTCTTCGTTTAGAAAGATGTGTTCACGATCAATCGTTTTCACGGTAGTAGCCTTCCAGCCGCTCCAAAATTGAATCAATTGTTTCGGTCAACGTACGACTCCTTTGCCGCCTGGATTGCCAACTCTTCCGTCCGGTAATTGCTATCAGCACCCCACGGAGCACCATTAACGCTCATCGTGTAGTCGTACAGGTACCCGTCATTCTCCCAGACGGTAATATCAAGCCGTGCCATTGGTAAGTTCCCCCACGTCTTTTTCCACCGACCGCACAAGTTCCTCGCGCACAACGTCTACGCATTCTTTCAGCGGGTAGAGAAGCGCAAATGAGCCTTCGGGCTTATGCACCAAAAGGTCTGAAATGTTAGCCTCCGCCACAATCCGCTTCATAAGTGATTTAAGAAACGCCTTCATGTAAGCCGGGTTTGAAAGGCCCTCGCCCAAATTCTCAAACATCTCGTCAATGTCTTCAAAGGATTGCCAGATCGCCAATCGGGCTTGTCCTAGGGCTTCTTCGTTCTGTTCTCCAAACAGGTTCATCAGATAATCCCACGCTCAATAGCCCACTTCAATTCCGCCATCAGCTTCGGGTAGGCGTGAATGCTCTCCACGTACTCTAGAACGCGATCCACGCCCTCCCGGTAGCCCTCAATTTCTTCCGTGCCTTCTCCGCCCGCCAGCGGCTCATAGTTGTATCGGGTCATCAGTTCCCCTCCATCCACTCCGACACCATAGCATGTACGCCACGGTGCTTCAACTCACGCTGCAAGTAGGCCAGACCGTGAGCACACGCCGAACGAAAGTCGTCTGCGTCCGTCGTCTCCAGCGCTGACGGAGCTACGTAGAACCCGCTATCTTTCAGGAACTTGTGCTGACGCTTTTTCTTATCCGCCTTATCCTTGCCACCCACAAGATACTGCAACTTCGGATCACGCCAGCGCTTCTCGTTAGGCGAGTAGTCGGGCATAACTTCGAGGGCAAGTAACACACCTTCCCCCCGGAGGGGTTCGAGGCTGTCTGTCGTGTAGGAAAATCCCTGGGTGTTGCGGGCAGTAAACTTCTCCGCGATTACGGTCAGGTTGTCGTACTTTCCGTTTCCATGTGGACGTTTGAGGGTGAAACGCCAAGGCTCTACCACCGGGTTAAGAGAAAACTGAGGGTACTCTTTCAAAACAAAAAATTGCCCAGGCACTTCATCCCACCCGAACCGATAATTGATGAAGTTACGGAGCCGAATCGACCCTCCGCCGAACTGCCACGAACCCTCTAGCCACGCCTCTCGGTCGTTATACGCCAGTAGCGCAACTCCCGAACTCTTACCCGGGTCGATACTAAGAATGTATTGGTCAGTCAATGATCGGCCTTCCTGCCAGATAGCGCTTTAGATCCCAAGGGTACACAATCGGACCCCCGTGTGCAACCTCGCACTTTTTGTCGCCACCGTCATCAGGCCCACCGCACACCATCGTCGTTTTACCGCGCATCCAGTGCCAGAAGTCACCCTCACGGTCGCCCAAAATGTCCATAACTTGCCCAAGAGTGTAGCCCCCTTGGCACTCCGGCTCAATCATCAGTCTTCTCCGCTACGACGTAATCACGCCAAATGCTTAACGCTTCGAGGAACCCGTCAATGTAGGCCAGGTCTTTGTCCTCCGAATCGAATGTATACGTGTTACCCGCTGAATCGGTGACCGTGTAAAAAGCCCCGTTGTAATCTACGTTAGTCAATTTCGAGTTTGTCCTTAATGTGTTTGATGTATTCCTGGGTCGTTAGTACACCCGAAGCATTTAATTGGTTTAGCTCAACCAGGTCTTTAGGAGCGGTACCGAGGTTGGATAAGCGATTCTGAACTTCCTGTGCCCAGTAAGCCATTGAACCCACGAAACCATCTACCTCTAATGGTTCAGGCTCCCCGCTCAACTTACGGAACTCTCGGTCCCACCAGTCCATGTCCTGGTACAAGTCCGAACGTTGACGTGCAGTAAGAACTCGTTTAGTCGTCGGGGGTGTCCAAATGTCGTAAGTTCGATCTGCTTTGTTCTTACGGTCGAGAAAAAGGTTTACCCCCAGACCAACAACCGCGATAACAAGGGGTATAGACGCCACTATCCATTCCATCAGTGACCTGCCGAAAACCAGTCATCGGCGGGTTTGCCCGTGGCCAGGGTGAAGTCAACCGGCTGGGATACGTTAGTGCCGGGGTCGAAAACCATGCTCATCTTCTCCTGAAAGTAGGTGACACCCCAGTCCAAGTCCTTGATCGGAACGCAGATCACTACGGCGTCGTGTACGGTCATGCGGACCCAGCGTATCAGTTCGATGTTGTCGTACGCAATACGAATCAGGCCGTCAAACAGGATTTCTCTTGTACTCGACTGCCCGATGAGCGCCGCAGACTGGTTAAAAGAGCGGTCGGGGTCCACCGTCATCTTTCGGCCCCACCAGTTCGTTACAGAGCCCCTGTCGCCCTCTCGCGTGACGGTTTCTTGCCACATGGTCACCCACGGATACGCCTTTTTGTAGTTGTCGATGTACTCCGCGGCTTCTGCAACCGTAACACCCACCGATGCTGCCAGCTTTCGTGCGCCCACCCGGTAAGCCAGGCTGTGACCGCCGATCTTAGCGATTTGGCGCAGGTTTGTGCGGTCAGCGTAGTAGCGCTCGTTGCCGAAGAAAATCTCACCCGTCAGGTCGTGAGCATCCACACCAGGTGCAAAGCGCTTAGCAAATTCTTCATCCCCGGATACAGCAGCAACAGCACGGGCGTCAGCGGCGGAATAATCCATCTCCACCATCTTTGTACCTGGGTCGGCGATCATGTAGCGCTTCTCCACTGCTCCCGGACCGCGCGCCGTCCACACGGTAAGACCCGGGCGCTGAACAGAGGTACGACCCGAGCGCTGAAGACAAGAGATATCCGGGTGGATACGACCGTCCTCGTAGGTGGAATCAAGGGCAAGTTGAGCAAGTGAGCGCTGACCCTGCAACGTGGCAAGACCTCGGCCCAGTTTCTCAGCCTCCGTGCCTTCCGAGATAGCAAGCATTGTCTCACCAGAGAACGACGGCGCTCCCGATGCGGTACGGCCCCAGGTGTCGTTACCCTCCGGGACAATCCCGAAAGACTCGAACGCCTTGATGATTGCGCCTTTACCCGCATTCGTCTTCCACGGCTGCTTAGAGTTGGTCGGCATATCGAAATCACGAACTAGCCAGTCCATAATCTCTTCACGTTCTTTCAGCAACTCATCCACTCGCTCTTGTGCTTCGTCGGTGTTAACCAGCACACCCGTACGGGAAATCTGAGCGTTGATTGAGTTAACGATCATCTCACGCCAAATATACTCGCCCGAATACTTCTGTTGACGCTGCATTTCGAGCAGAGCCTTGAAGATGTGCCGGGTAGCAATCACGTCCTGCCGCGCGTACGCCAAGAATTCTTCGTCATCAAGCGGAATGAGTGAATAGTCGTAGTCGGCTACCTTGGTGCCCTCAGGTTGGTACTTCTTGGCAAGCTCTTTCAGGTTACCCATCTTGCCCGGGACGCCCAGTTGGTGCGCTTGCTCGTCAAGGCTCAGCCACTTCATTGCCCGCTCAGGCTTTGCCGCATCGAAGACCTCTCGCCCGTCTTTGTTGATGTACTTGTACGGGGCGGGGTTTACAAGCGACGCCATTACGAACGTGTCAATGACTTTTCGATCCAGCGCCATTTGCAGCGGCTCAATACTGTCCACACCGAAGATAACGGAGAGATCGAAAAAAATGACGTTATGACCAACTACGTAGTCAGCCGAACGGATCAAATCCTTGACCCACTCCAAATCTTCCGGGGTGTGAACCTCTTTAAGTTCTACAGGACCGTCATTCCACGCATACTGAAATAACCGCACAAATTCATGCGGGGGCATTCCGTATTGCTTACCGGCGTTGCTGGATTCAATATCAAAATGCAGATACTTTTTCATCTTTCGACTTTCACCCCCTTGCGACCTGGGACGTACCCCGGGCTTTTGCGACGTTCGTTCCATTCTCTCCACCAACGTCTATGGCACTCCCGGCAATGACGAGTCTTAGAGCCTTTGGGAATGTACGAGTTTTCTTCTGTAAACTCATGTCCTTCGGAACAATGGGTAACCCGTGGCTTAGGTCCGCGTCCTTTCAAAACCTTATCCCAAGAATTATCGGAAGGTGTCCCCCATTTCAAATGATCGGGGTTTACGCAACCTCGGTTATCGCATGAGTGCATAGCGTAACTTTTATCCCCGCTAGGGGGTTCGCCGTAGGCTGCAATGCAAGCCACCCGGTGGGCGTTGCGGGTTTTACCCTCTACCCTGAACCAGCCGTAGCCCGTCATGCTTGACCGAGATGCAGTCCACTCCCAGCAACCTGTACGCTCATCTACGTCTACCTTTTCCCAGAAACGAGCAGGTAGTCGATCATCCCCAAAATCCATAGCCCAAGTCTAACATAACGTATTGTGAATGACCTGTCACATTCGTCCTCTCGTGTTCCAGCCCGCATCTTTATGGCTGCCTATCTTGCCACGCCGGATAAATTCGTTTAGCTGCCTATTGGTTTCACGGATACGGGCAGCATCCCCGCCCCCACCCACC